TACATAAAAAGATTTCTCCGGAAACATAAGAGGTTTCTTTGTGAGATTTTATATTTTTAAATAGTGTTTTAGGCGCATTTTGACTCAAACCATGTTCAGGTAAGGTGTTATTTTCAGGCCAGAATTTGTCTCTTACTACTTGTGGTACGTTATACCAAGCCCATTGCGTGGAATTGTCGCCAAAGAATTCACTATAATTCAATTTTAAAAAATCAAAATCTTCTTTTTTTATTATATCGATACATTTATTAAATAAATCGGGAGTGTATCTATTAAAACCATTTCTACAAACTCCGAATTTTTTATCATAAAAAGCCATATCGTCTTCAAACCAAAAATAATAATCTAAATTACTTTTATCAAAATGTTCAGCGACAAAAACTCTCCCTCCTACTATGCCTATATTATCTTTTTTTATATGTTCAAAGTTATATTTTTCACATAATTCTACGTATTTAGGTGTTGTTGTCAAATCTGTAGAGTTATCTAACAAAAATTTTTCTGTTTTATTTATAAAATTTGCATCATATGACAACATTGAATTTATTAATGTCTCAAATTGTGCCGGACTATTAAAAGTTATTACATATAACCCAATTCTACTCTTATCAAATTCTGAATTATGTATTTTTTCAAAAAACGGCCAAACTAAACCGTTACTTTCTATTTTAAAAGAATCGATAAAATTTTTATTTTGATATTTTACTATTGTAAATAGACATTCATCCGCTCCGGTAAGACCTTTTCGCATAGTGTCTTCTAAAACAGAATAGTATAGACTATTATAAGTGTGAACATCTTCTTTTTTACCTCCAAAAAACCCACCTCTTGAAATCAGTATCTCCTCGTCGGATTTTATCCCAAGGTATTCATACATTTTATCAGCCGGAAATCCATGGACTTCTTTATTCGGCATATAAGGATAAGAAATATGAATGAATTTCTCACTATAATTAGGAATTTTTTTAAATATAGACCCGTCTGTAAAATAACTTGTACTTACAGTATTTGTTAAACCGCCATCTACCCAATAAAAATATTTAGATTCAAAAGGATTTATTATCGCGCTATCATTAAGCATGAAAACTTTACACATCATCATAGGATTGTAATATTTCAATGCCGCTTGAGGTGAATCAGCTACCCAACCTTCTATATTGTACCAGTCGGGGTTAGTCCTTATTTTCTCATGTTCTTCAAAAAAAGGAAACCATTGTTCAAAATCTTTTACTTCTTTTATAAATATTTTTGTGTTATGTTCAGACCTAATTTTCATAACTTCGTCAACCAAAGACGAGGGTATCCATATACACATAGGTACATCAGACACAAGCATTTCAAAAAACTTTTTCTTGTATTGCTCGAAATCTCTACGCATCCATTCTTTTAGTTCACCTCTACCTAAATCCCATAATCCGGTGACTATTGTTACATTATTCTGCATGGCCAAAAGAAATAAATTGTCCTTCTATAGAAAATAAATTATAAATAATATCGGGTTCTACATCATAGCTGTACGTTATATATAAAACTTTTCTTTTGCCCCAATAAGGATCTTTTTTAACAAGATTATTATCAGTCATAAAATGAAATTTTTTATAATCGTGTGCTTTTAGATTTTGTTCTATTTTTTCATAAGCGTCTATCAAAACTGGATCTTCCTCTACTGGGGGCCAACCTTCGTCCATTCTAGAATGGGGTGTCCCGTAAAAAGCGCTTCTAAGTATTATTTTACTATCTTTATAAAACTCTTTATTTTTATAAAATTTTTCAGGGTAGTCGGTATAATAAAATATAAAATCACAATGATGAAATTCATATTTAGTTGCTGAACCTCTGCTGTTTACCCAGGCTTCGTAGTACCATCTATCTCCATCAGAAGGGGTATTTAAAGTTTTTATGTAGTCTGTAGTAGCCCACCAAAAATTCCCCCACCACCAATTATTATTATTAGTGACACCCGTCATATCATGATATTGCAATTTATCAACTGCTTCTTCCCATTTATCTATGCAATAATACTCTAATAAGTGCCGCCAATCTTTAACCGTTTTTATTTTTAAATCATCTTTCTGAGGATTATCATTATCTATAAAATCATTAAAGACGCCTTTTGTATGAAAATACAAAATATATCCATCATTGTCATTTGCTGTTTCCCAAACTTTTTTAATTCCTTCGTGCTCGTATTGGTTATTTTCAAAAAATGTTGGTTTTATTTTAGTATAATCTTTTACAAGATCTAAGAACTCTTCTTTATTGTCATGCAAATCTATTACAGTACAATAAAAAACTTCAGCTTTATCATACAATCCAGAATTTACAATTCTCTCTATTTGTTCTTTAACAAGAATTTTCCAATTTTTTACTAAAAAACAATGATATACTAAATATATTTTTTTAACTACTTCTTTTTTTTCTAAAGAAAAATTAGAATTTAATATTTTATCTTTATAGACTTGGTCAATCGTTCTGTAAGGCTGCATACCATATGCAAATGCGTGAAATATTAAAGCGCCTTTATTATATTCCCTATGATTTAAAAATCTATTTGTTACAATCTTTATTTTATTTTTATGGTCATCATTATATTTTGCAAGAAGACCAAAACATGTTTGGTCATGCCATAATCCATTTTTTAGATTATTTAAATTTTCCGCTAATTCCCACCATTTTTTTAAAAAATTCTTGCTAGTATCTGTATTTTTTACTAAAATAACACCCGCATTCATAACAGATGGACCGTGGTCTTCAGTTACAACAAAATCATAATTTTTTTCAACATATTCTTCTATTTTTTTAGACCAATCATCAAAAACTGCATCTGCATCTATAAATAAAACGTAGTCGCAATCATGTAAATGCTCATTTATAAAAATAGGTTTGTACCAAGTAGGAGCCCTATCTTTTATTTTATTCTGTATTTTAACATCGTCTGTCTCGCAGTAATAATCATAGCCATGTAAGCTACAATATTTTTCATTTATCTCTTTAGAATACTGCCCATAACTTATATTAGACGTATAATACTGTATTACTTTTATCTTCATACTTATATTTTATTAGTCAATCTTTCGCACCACCCTTTAGATGTGCTATGCGGCCATACAACCCAATAATGAGGCTTTTCTATAGAATCAAATTCCACAAAAATCTTATAATAATTGTCAGGGTCACTACCTAACACTTTTATTTCTTCGCCGGATAAATCTTTTCTATATAAGGTTTCGTCATTTTCAGAATGTACTGCTACAACCCAAAAATCATAATCATTTTCCGGTACTTGTCCAGGAAAAACATCTATACAATGTTTAAATCTAGAAACTAATCCCTCATAATGTTCTTGATCAGTTATAGGTTCATGTGTAGGTGTTACCTTATCTAAAGTATTTTTATGTACTCGTCTTGTTCTAAATTGTAATCCCGCGTATTTCTCGTAATCATACAACATCCTCTCTCTACCGAAGCCATAAATACCAAAATCGGTTGTGCAAGGACATTCTCCATCCATTCCAAAAAGTGTTCTATTTCTTTTATGCGCACTATTATTTTTGTTAACCCAATCTTTATCATCGTCCCATTGTTTAACTCTACCACGTCTAGTATATTCGTGCCAAACTATTACTTTATGTGGATGAAAAAGGTCATACCCCCAAGTGTAAGCTCTAGCAGCCAAAGAAATTTCCTCTCCATGAAAATAATAATCGGGGTCATAAGGAACTTCTTTTGCAAATTGACCCACAGTAAAAATAAAATGTGCTGATAAAAATCTTGCTGGTATGGGCTCTTTTAATTTTTCATAATCAGGAATTTGTTCAGGTAAAAAGAATATAGCTCCTTCCGGTATATACCTATCAAAAGCCATTCTCCAAGGCTGCATTATTCTAGATCCCGGGTCATTAGAGGGATCATAAGACGATACATAACCTGTTAAAAGAGGTTTGCTAAAACCTTTTTTCTTTAATTTTTGTATCATTTTTATGCATTCCGCATCCCAATTAGGGATAAATCTATGATGTGAATCTAGTTGAAGATAATAATCTTCTCCGTTATAATTTTCTTGGACTCTATTTCTTGCCCAACACGCCCCTTTAGATTCTTCATAAGGTATATCGATAATTTTAAACCTTTTATCATCTTTGTAGACAGATAAATCGTCAAAAGAATCGTCTTTAGAATGTTGCCAAGCTATACTAAAAACTAGATTTTCGGGGTTTTTAGCATTTTTTATACAATCTTCGATTGTGGGGATTAGTTCCGGGTCTCTATAAGACGCAATTGATATAAAAATCTTTTTCATTTTGCAAATATAACACTTTTTTTGTTAAAAACCAAATTTTATAATTAAAAATTTTAAAATATTACATATAAATTTACAAATATTTTTATTTTTAAGCACATGTTCCACCACAAGAACTAATTAATAGATCTCCGTTCATTTTATTTGGTGAAACGTTATAGTCACCCTCAGTTGCTGTTCCTGTAATTTCGTATTGTAAATCATCAGTAGCCCCACAAATCCAAGAAGAAGGTGAAAGTATTGTTCTAATTACAAATCCACCTGGTGCTGAATTTTGCTCACAATCTAAATATTGTGTTGCAAAATAGTAATTATAAGTTCCGTAAGAATCATCGCCGCAACTCACAACATTATAATTATTTAAATATTTAGCAGTAGCATTTGTAACAGTCGGCTCTTGGAATCCACCACACGGATATGCACTATACCATATAGCATATGCGCCATCAGATGGAAATGGATCTGTGGCGTATATAGTACTGTATACCACACTACTATCTGATAAAGTTATAGTAAATACGACATCTAATAAAGGTCTCACGGGAGGTGACCCATATGGACTATAAAATTTAGCAAAAGTTGCTATGGCGCTTTCATACGTATTAGGATAGTAATAACATTCACCCTGAATTAAGTTCAACGACTCGATAGACACACATGTAAATCCTGGATCTACGATATATGATGGTGTAGGAGTACTAGTTGTCGTAGAAGTCAATGTTGGCGTCTGTGTAGGCGTTAATGACAGAGTAGGTGTGCTAGTAGCAGTCAACGTTGGTGTAGCTGTGCCAGTAAGCGTTGGAGTATTAGTAGCAGTCAACGTTGGAGTATTAGTAGCTGTCAACGTCGGTGTACTAGTAGGAGTCTGCGTTGCAGTTGCAGTAGCCGCTGGTGTTGCCGTATTAGTAGGCGTGCTTGTTGGGGTAGGCGTGCCAGTAGCAGTCAACGTTGGTGTACTAGTAAGTGTAGGTGTACTAGTAAGTGTCGGTGTTTGTGTAGACGTCGGTGTCTGTGTAGGCTGCGCAGTTTGAGTTGATCCTATTGTTGTAGTCTGAGTTGGTGTATTAGTAGGAGTACCCGTCACAGTTTGTGTAGCAGTACGGGTAGGAGTACTAGTCAAGGTAGGAGTATTAGTCAACGTCGGTGTCTGTGTAGGCGCTAATGTCTGAGTTAAAGTTGGCGTTAACGTTGGTGTACCCGTTAGAGTTGGAGTCTGCGTAGGCGGTGGTGTTACCGTCGGTGTATTGGTGGCAGTCAATGTCGTAGTACTCGTTGGAGTTGAAGTGCTAGTAAGTGTGGGGGTACTAGTAAGTGTTGGAGTACTAGTAAGTGTTGGAGTGTTAGTAGCAGTCGGTGTGCCAGTTAAGGTTCGAGTCAACGTTGGTGTACTAGTAAGTGTGGGGGTACTAGTAAGTGTCGGAGATGGCGTTGGTGTTGGTACTAAACTACAAGTTACAAATCTTGTTCCTGAAACGTCTACGTTTAAATACACATTGCTGCCAGTCCAGTTAGTGATTCTATAAAAAGGGTCAGTGCCACAATAAGTATTCCAATCACCGCTACCTGAACTTATTGTATACCCTACCCCGAATTTAACAGGTGCTCCTGTAAGCACAGTACAATCAGTTACTCCAAAATCTAACGTGGATCCAACCGAAGCTGTGATTGCAAAAAAACTTGAAGATATATATGTTGGTTGAGGATTAGGTGGAGATACGCAAAAACCATTAGATGGAAACTGTTGCCAAGAACCATTATTTACTCTTAGGAAAAAGCTTAATGCATCTACGTTGCCGCCACCTCGGTCAGTATTTTTCTTAAATTGTACAAAGAAACTACCCGTAGCCGTTGCAACAGCAGTTGTCGTCGCAGTAACAGTAGGAGTATTTGTTAAAGTCGGAGTTATTGTAGGTGTTGGAGGAGGAGGTTGACTTAAAAATAAAGAAAGAGTTTTACCAGCCCCGGGTGTACCGTAGATTCCTTCTGCCCAACTACTATATTCAAATACAGGGTCGAAACAATAGCTTGGAGAATTGCTTGCAAAACCATTATCTATAACCATGTCTACACATCCAGTAGTAGTAGGTGTAAACACTAATCTACCCCATCCCACACTTTGACTTACGGATGTAAAATATCCTGATTCTCCAGGACCAATAGGAAAATCTTTGCCGGAATAATATACCAAATTTGTATATGTAGTAGGAGAGCCAGCTTTAGCAAATCTAGCGCTTGCTACCCCCATGGTTTGAGAAGCATTGGTATCTATATAGATAAGACCAATAACTGGTGTGCTTGTCGGTGTTGAAGTAGGTGTAGAAGTCGGCGTTGGCGTTACGTTAGGGGTAGACGTAGGTGTTAACGTTGGTGTAGACGTCGATGTGGACGTTTGCGTAGCGGTAACTGTTTGAGTGGCAGTTAATGATACTGTTGGAGTAGGCGTTTGTGGTAATCCAGCAGTTACTGTCAGCGTTGGTGTTTGAGTTGGAGTAGGTGTTGAAGTTAATCCAGGTGTCACAGTTGCTGTTAAAGTGACGGTAGGAGTAGGAGTTTGAGTCAGTCCAGGTGTCAAAGTTAGAGTTGGAGTTGGAGTACTAGTAGCTGTTAATGTCGGTGTACTAGTAGGAGTTCCAGTTAAAGTCAAGGTGGGTGTTACAGTTCTAGTTGGAGTAGAAGTGTTCGTGGGAGTAGGGGTTTTAGTTAACCCAGGTGTAACAGTGGGCGTTGAAGTTAATCCAGGTGTACTAGTAGGTGTTGAAGTAGTTGTACTAGTAGGAGTAGAAGTTGGTGCAGCAGTAGCAGTTCTTGTAGGGGTTAGTGTAGGCGTAGTAGGATTAAAATCAACAAGTAGAGAAAAAGAACAATCTCCCGGTTCTATGATCGCTGTTATTAAACCTTGGTTACTAGTTAAAACTCCTGGGCATGGAGATTGTACTTGCGTATCTATTGTATAATACGTCTTATAAACCCCGACTTCATTTGCGTTTAATGTGATTGTTCCGTCACCATTATTTATAAAAAAACTTGAGTCTAACCCGGATAAAGTTAAACTATTATTTATAAAAGAACCGTCTCTAGGATCGTCATTAGAGAGCGGGTATATCATTTTTAGAACATCATTTCTTTTAAATGTTACCGAATCATTTTTTGCAAAAGCCGGTAAGGTAAAAATTTGTTGATACGCTTGGTGTGTTATTACAACAATTCCTTTTTTATAAAAAATGTTACCTACTAATTCTCTATTATTCAATGTATCTAACACATTACCGTCACCATCGTCTATAAAATTATAAGTAGAAGAAGATATATTAAAAGTTGTCGGATGTAAAGAGTTGCCATAAATATTTTTAGGTACAGATATAACTTTTATTTTATCTCCAACATTTTTGGGAAAATTTTTATAGATAAACCCAGTTACGCCTTCTGTATAATATGACCCACTGGCTCTATATATAGAAGAAGATAGATAATAATTTGATGTTAAATTTTGTTGAGAATCTAAATAAGAACCAGAAAATTCTTGATAAAAGATATGATTTATAGATTCATAAATCAATCTATCATATTCACCATTTGTAAAATAGTCCTTGTCAGGATCAAAAGACCCAGTGCATTTTGCACCATTGTGTATTAGTATTCCATTATTTTCTAACTGAGTATTATTAAAACTCCAGTTTTTATTTGCTATATATGGACTTACAACTACATCAGATTTATTTATTCTTTTGAATGCGGACATAATGGTTCATAACAAATTTAGAATTCCAGTTTAACTCTGCAAGTTAATTGCTTAGTAAAATCTTTAATTAAAGGTTTACTTAATTTTGCTACAGCCAAAAGTTCATTTGAGTTATTATACAATCCTATGGTAGTTGCATATGTTTGAGGATTATCTACTAAAGTAGGATATAACAGGTTCCCGTTATTATCGATAATAGATGGATTTGTAGTATAATTTAGTTGAGAACTTTTAGCGTTTACAAAAAAGTATCTTGATGAAATTGTTTCTTGGCTTCTTGCAGAAAATACAGAACTAGATGCTATTGCAGTATACAAAGTTCTATTATTTAAGTTTACAGAAGAAGTGTAACTTGTTGCTGGAGTTTCATTAATTGACATATTTAACCCACCTATACTATATGGTAAGCTTAAAGCTCTAGGATTAAGAATAAATACCCCCATATCAGGGAAAAACAATCCGTAACTACCGCTATTAGTTTGTATGGAAGAACTATTGTAACTATTACCGTTAGTACCACTAACAATATAATATACTTCGTTACTACCAATAAAACTTGTTATAGAACTATCTTTACTATTGTCAGTTAAATATATGCTACCAGTACCAACTCTTAATTCCAAATTCCAAGTTCCAGTTGCTATACTTTCTTTAAATCTACTTCTATTTACATTTATTACATAGATATCTCTAGAAGCCCCGTTAGAACCACCAAAATTAAACACGGAACCTTCATCACCATAAACTAAATTTCTCATTTGGCCATACACATCTCTAGTGGGCGATTTCTCGTTTACAAATGAATTAAATAAAGCGGAACCGCTACCTGAAATGTGGCCATATGCTACAGAAAATTGTACTTCTGAGCCACTAAAATTGGAAGGTAATTGATAAACATTTAAATAAAATTTACCGCTGCTACCAGTTTCTTGTGCACTAGAAGTATAGTAAGAACCACTTAAATTATAGGAGTTACCCGCCCATAAAGCCGAGGTTATTGTTTCTGAACTTATTACACTATCATCTTCTGCGAATGCTATAAAGGACATATTTAGCTATTTTTATTTATTGTTAAAGGAATTGTAATTCTAGCACCAGAATCTCTACCAACTACGGTGATAGTAGTAGTTAAAGTGGTACCATTATTAGTGAAAAGTGTATTAGTTGTAGTACCAACTAATGTAAAAGATGTTCCTATTGCGGTCTTACTTAACTGAGAACCCGCAGAACTATTTAAACTAGTCACGTTTAAGTTACTAGTGTCTACTCCTATTCCAGTAAAAGTTGCAAGTAATCTAGCATCACTAACTGTTACTACGTACCCAGATGGCTCAAATGTACTAACTGCACCCAAGTAATTAAGTGTTTGAGGAGTTATTACAATCGATGCACCTTGTTTTAATACAATTGAATTGTACCCCACATTAATTACTGGTAGTTTACTAGTTCCTCTTGAGAGAGTAACTAATTTATACTTCATTACTTGTGTTTCGTCGGGGAAAGCTTCCAAGAGAGGCATGTTTTCAATAGCTTCTCCATAAAAAGCAGAACCTGATGGGTGATTCACATTATACAATGTGTAGTCTATTTCGTCATCTGCCAAGGCAAATTGAGTTATTTGAAAAGAACCGTCATTTCTAGCCAGTAATTCTCTACCTTTCTTTGTCAATATCGCGTCAATAGAAACAATCGTGTTATCTAAGTAGCCCATTTTATAGTGTTTTTAAAGTTTGTATATATAAATATCAAAAATATAATGATTTCAAATAACTTTTTATAATAAATCGGTTTTTAACGGTTTTATTATATTACTTACGTCGCTTTTTATTATCGGCAATAAATCTTCACACATTATTACACCCGTTGTAGTTTCACCTGCGGTTTTATTATAATCCAATATTATAGAAGTTTCGTCTGGTTTGGGTCTAAGAATGGCAAAGTTTTGCGCATCGTCATAATTTATATCACTTATAGTTCTATCTAAAACTATATAGTAACTCCCGGCAATAAGAGACACTTCCTTAACTTCATATAGCTGTGATGCAGCAGATTCGAAAGGTCCTATTCTTATTATATCATTTGGTTGAACACTCATATAATCGACAACATCCGTATAGCTTCCCGACGTAGAACTGTATGGTTTAAATTTAGATAAATTAAAAAATTGCGTGGTTTCGCTATTAAATATTAAAGTATCATTAGATATATAAGTGGTACCTTTTGTATAAAACGGTGAATCTTGACCATAAGATCTTTCGTAGATATACTTATTTACAGTCGCAGTGGTGTCAGTTATCTGAAAATATGATTGGGGATACACATACCATGAAACGTAATTTGAGTTATTGTACGCTCCGTTTATATCACACCAATATAATTTAAATCTTACATTAGATCCCTGTAATAAAACGGGGGTTACCCCGGTGTATTGTAATTGAAATATGAACTCACTGATCATCGATCTGTCGTAGAATATAGCACTTTCCGCACTATTGTAGCCAAAATTACCTGGGAGGCTGCCATGCCCTACCCCATTTAATGGAGCAAGTGTTGTATTTGCGATATATACCCATTGATCTTCATCAAGCGGATTTCCCGAGTTAGGACAATACTCGAATATGCCTACTATTCTAAGACCAGCTGTACCGGCAGCTCCCTCATCGTGTCCTCTAAAAGACATTTTTATATTTCCTTCAATATTATATTTACCTGTTCTAGGTGCAACATAATAATAATTTGAAGAAGTTATGTATGGTCTATAAGTATTGATATCTGGTTCTGTATTAAATCCGCTTGTAGTATCATTAAAATTTAATAAATTAAATCCGTACACTTTAGAGTTTCTCCCAGAAAGAGTTTGTGGATTTGCGCCACCAGCAGTAGTAAAAGTTATTGTTGTTGGATTTATGCTTACACTAGATTTATTATTATATCGCCAAGTAGATGTTGTATAACTATTATCAGCCATAGCTTTACTGGTAGTATTTGACGTTGAGTTATTTATATAATAATAATAACCATCTCCAGAAGCATTTAAAGCGGGTGAAGTAGGTGGTGTGGCGTTATTTTGATTTGCCAAATATGCGTATTGATATGAATTATTTGAATACGCTTTTATCCCTAATGGAACAACTAAAGTTTGAATTGGAGTGTCGTATTTAAAATATAAAGTTTCATTTAATTCTCTATACAATATGGGATCAAAAGAAAACCCCCCTCTCCATATTATCTTATTACCATTTAAAGATGTTTGATTTGTAGGTGAAAGCGGGTCAGTGAGAGATATTATAGAAGTTTTACCAGATTTAAAAATATTTTGAACTTCAAATAAATTTGAATTATTTTTAGATAACTCCAATAAAGAACTTTCTGAATCAACAAGATATTTTAAATTTAAAGAGGTCTTATCAAAGAAGTTTAAATTCTTTTTAGCTATATTTTTTATCCATGCAAACTTCAAAGTATTTTTATCTATCGCAGCCGTTTTACCATAAGAGTAATCACCTTGAGTATAAAAATTATAAGTTGCACTATAAGTCTTTGAACCAAGATATCTTGGTCTGATATGTCTTTGATATGTTCTATACCAATCTTGTAAGTAAGCGTCTTCTAATATATTAGTATTGTAATTATTTATTACTTTATTTATTCTAGAAAGTTGACCTAAAGAAACATTATTTATCAATGTATTATAGTCGGTATGTTCAAAATTATTTACATTTAAATTTTCTATATAAACAATATAAGGATTGTAATTATTTTTTTCAAAATAGTTATTTACATCTATTAAAGAATTTTTTAATTCGCCATTATAAAAATCTTTACCATCAGAATAATTACTTTTATATGTACTATCTATAGATATTTTACCTACTTTTATTTTATCATTTTTATATTGAATACTCTCCGCTTTTGTCTCTGTTCTTTTTATTTTAGATCTTTCTAAAATTGGTTGTTTTATGGTCAATCCAGTCTGAACATTTGATCTAGCTGGGACATTATCTTTAATCATCTTGAATAAAGAATTGTCAAAAGATTTTACTAATTCAACATAATCTTTATAATTATATCTTTTAGTATATTTTTTATAATATTCAACATTTAAATTTTTTAATAAAGAATATTCATTTTTATAATCATTTTTAGGATCTCCTAAAAATTCATCTAAATCTGCTTTATTACCAAAATGGGCAATAATATCTTTATTTATTTCATTTTGTGGGGAGAAAGATACGTCTACAAAATGTATATCTTTTGTTAGAGGATCGATCGATTTTTTCTCCATTTTTATAAAAGGAGATAAAAGACTTCCAGTTATAATATTATCTATTATTCTAATCTTTTCAGTTACAGGAGTTGAGTATGCGGCATTAGGTGTATTAGTATAATATTCCTCCACATTTGCAACATAGTTATTACTCCCGGTAAATCCAAAGAACATATCTTTTTCATCCAGTAAAGTGTTGACATAAATTGGATTAATGTTACTTGGAGCGATAGAAGAAACAATTAATACGTTAGAATGTCTATATGTGTATAAGTTATTACCTAATGGATAACGTGCGGCTAAATCATCATATGTAGAAGATGTCGAATATGATTCGATTGACTCTGGGTTGAGCACATGAAAGTTAAATGATGACTCTGATATGGGGTACGACCAATATCTAAACTCTTGAAAAGAACCACTAAATCTATTTCTAAAGCCGCCTAAGTAAAGTTCCGGATAGTTTGTATATCTAGTCCAAGAGTAATTATAAGATGACGAGTTCACAGGAACATAAATACTCCCTGACGCTTGATGGCCTATCCTACCTTCTATTTTATTTTTTACAAATAGATCGTAATATTGAGCATCATTGTTAGAAGTAGAATTTTTTTGAGTTCTTCTTTTTAAAAGAACGTTCCACCAATATGTCTCTCCATTTGATTGAGTCGAATATATTGGTAACGTCAAGGATGAAGTATAGTACCCTGAAGAACCAGATAGTCTAAATATTACATCTGCATAAGGATACCTTCTAGTTGTGTTGGGCTGAAAATATAAACTAAAAGAACTAGTAGTTGCACCCGGAGACATCAAATCTAACAGAGAAGCTGAATATGGCATCAGATTCTTAGCCGGTTTAAATCTAAATTCTATGGCATCAGGCACTACATCTGAACCAGCTCCTTTCAATCCATTTTGATATAATGCGAACCAAGGTATTCTAACAAAAGAAGACGTGGTATTAGCCAGGGCATATGAAAATCTTTCATATACATATTCTATGACAGCTGAGGTTTTATCAGTTCCACCATATTCATTAGTACTTAAAATAGAATCAGGTATACCATATGTAGTTATCAGTGCGTCTATACCTTTTTCTGTACCCCGAGATTTAAATATATGAGAAATATTATGCCATAATCTTTTTAATAATTCTTTTTGTATGTCTTCTCCAGACATAGATTCATTAGAACTACTTACTAAAGTTTGATTTGAACCAGTTAAAGGTAGAATACTACCATTAGGATTAATTCCTAAAAGGTAATTATAAATGTCATCATCGCTTTTTGAATTGTAAGTATCCATCCCTAAAGACTTTAAAGCGTAGTAAACTACATCTTTAGATATACCGGTACTTAAACTATTAGTGTTTTTATACAAATCTGTAACAGATTTTATATAAAGCCATATGTCGTCAAAATGTTGACCGACCATGTTACAAAATAAAACATAACTAAAATTAATATCATCCTCTTTTATATACTCGGGAACAATATTAATTAAGTTATTCTGATTATTTTGATCATAGTATGACGCAGTAAAAAGTTGCCCCCCATAATATATAGAGTTATAATCATCGCTTCCTAACCAAGTTTTTGAAATAGAGGAAGTTGTTGGGTAGTTAGTATAATAACCATACGAACCAGATTTTGGCCAACACTTGGAACCAGAAGAAAAATATAAATAATTTTCATATCCGTCAAAATTCTTTATAATATCATTTATTTTAGCTTGTAAGGTGTATATACTAGAACTTACATTAAATGATATAGTATAATTATTTATATTTTTTATACTATTTATACTACTCTGATTGTTTTCTATATTCTGAAGCTTGTAAAAAAAGTTTAAGAGTCTTTGTTTAGCAGAAGAAAAATGAACAAAGTTTTCATATAAACTATAGTCAGTATTTATTTTTATACCCGTAGTATTAGTTACATTGAGTAGTTTCTGATAGCCAGATAGGGTGCTATTAGTCAAAATATTTTGACTATTTATATATTCAGTTGGCTTTATAGAATTTTTTTCAACATCTATATCAAAATTTGCGTTTCGTAAAAAAGGTATCTTTTCTTCTACGACATCTGGGAATATGTCTATTTGAAATAGGTGTGGGTCGGAAAGTTCTTCCACAAACCACAGAGAACTTTTTAAATCGAACTCAGAAGGTAATGGGTTGTATAACTTTACTAAGATAGAATACGGATTAGTATTTTTATCCAATATTATATTTACAGCATTGACAATATTATTGTCACCAAAATTTAAATTAAAATCCTTGAAATAAGGAGAACTTTGGTATTCTTGAATAAAATTTAAAACCCCTGATTCAATATCACTATTAGAAATATCATTCGTAGATATTCTAATTTCTTTTCTATCTTGAGATATTTCTTTAACAAAGAAAAGTTTCTCATTGGTATTGAAAATTTTCTTTCTAAAAATATTGTATTGAACCTTATAAGAACCAAGGTAGTATCCAAGATATTTTAAATATTCCTCAGTTTTAAATTCTATTTGCTTACTAGTAGTTTCAGTTTCCCCCTGAAGTGTCCCCGGTACTGTATAGTATGTAAAATTATAATCAGATTTTATTAATGTATTATTCTGAGTATAAAGATGCGCTTCGATATAGTCAATATCTTGTCCAAAACTTCGGATAAAATCTTTTGTTGTAATTAATGTGGTATCAATTACATTATATTTTTCTAGACTATAATTTAATTCTGATATCGAAACACCCATTATTTATTATTTGTAGCCAACGTAGCTAATTGATTTTTTAGACTAACGTTTTCTTGTCTTAAAGTTTTTATTTCTTCTTCTAATTCAGCTAAAGATACTCCTATGTAATCAGAGCTTCTATTTATTAACTCTAAATGAGAATTAGTGTCTCCAACTGCGGGTATATCATAAAAAAGTTCGTCATAACTTTTAAAAAAATCATCAACGTTAGTAGGCTTTGTTACAACTACCGGCGCATCTTTTGGAACTAATTGATTAAAAGTTACGTCAACTACGTTCTTAAAAGTGCTTATACCATATATTTTACGTTTTACGTCTACAGTTTGGCCCATTATTCTATTACTTTAAAGAATTGTTCGTTATCAAATACCAAGACGGAACCGTCTATTACAGTTTTAATTAAAACTTTATAATATCTTTCAGGTTCAAGTCCATACATATAAACATCGAAATAACTTCCTTTACTATCAGTACCTATCTTAGTATAATTATCATCAAATTCAATAACTGTCAAATCACTTTTAACATCTTTTATACTAAAGTAAGATGAACTAGGTAAATATTTTGGTGTTGTATATAAAGATGAAGTAGTAAAAGTTCTTACAGGATATTGATCTCTAACATTTATTCTAAATCTTTCTACCGAGTATTGGTTATATGTGCCTTTATTGTTACTTAAAGACAATCTAATATCGGGAGAAGTCGATATACTCATGGAAGCCGTGTTAGGAGTATAAACAGTATTGTTCCATTTAAATTCTAATACTGGAGGGTAAATTGTATTGGTGTCTCTAGAAAAATAATTTAATACATAACTGTAGTTACCGTTAAATTCTATTGACCCAGAGTTCATTATAATAAAACCGTTGTTCGATATTGTTCCAGACACCATGTTTTTGACTGCTGTAGTAACATCCAATGTGATATCTTTATCTATATAAACACCAAAAGATTGTGTAGACGGATAATTATAATACCAAGCACCTCCACCCACGCTGCCAGTTAAAAATGATGCAGTAACATTAACTGGGAATGAATTGGCTTGCCATTGATTAGTAGAGTTCGCGTTTCTGTATTTCCAAGAAACACCATTTATATCAACGGGATAATTACCATACTTGCCAGTACCCATATCCCAACTTTGGTATAAAGGGTAACATACGACGGTATAATCCGATGGAATTTCACTAGCATTTGCTAAATACAGTTTTAAATACGCCTTATAATCACTACCGGTTATGTATTTTGAATAAACATCTTGTATATCTGTATCAGAGAATTGTATCAATATTCTAGCCGCAGTAGAGCCTACCGGAGTTGTATTTGGGTCACCTAAAGCAAATAACGATGATGATATTACCATTCGTAATATTGTATTAAAACGTTAGTAAAATTTATAACATCGTCCGATAATGAACCTGAAGTATTATATGACCTGATATTAAATTCTGTAAAGTATTGAGCTGGCGGATAAGAGCCATCTGTCCCATTTGTATAAGACACCATTCTCACTTTAGCGTCAGAAAAAGACACCGCATAAGAATAACCATCTGTTACTTTAGAAGAACTAACTGCGGATCTTATTTTAATTTTATAGTCTCCAGGAGAGTTTCTAGTATAAACAACTGCGGTATAATTTAAATCGCCGGGCACACCGACAGATAAATTATCCGTGAATACTCTTTGTACTGCTGGCGCGGAAGTAGATGATTGAGATAATCTTGCAAAATACGTATAATTGGTATTGTTAGTACTATATACAATGTCTTCAAACATTGTTCCTATTCTTGTTGCAGTATTTGCAGCAGCAGTGGTTTCGTTCTTAATTGTAGCCGCGTTAGTTAAAAGTTCTGTGCGTGATTTACTCATTGTTTATTTTTTTGTAATTATGATATAGTAATTGTTAATTGTTTACCTGAAATATAATTCCCGTATGTTTTGGGTGCAACAACTTTTACAATATTACTGGTGGCGGTAGCTGTAAAGCTGTTTAAAGTTATTGAAGCAGCCAGGTTTGTTGCTAGAATACTAACATTTGTGTCAGTAGCAGGGTTTACAGTATATGAACCCAAGGGTACACCCTCCAAAGAAACAGATATAGATCCAGTAGAAGCCGGGTTCCCCGAGAAAGTCGGGTCAAAACTAGCATCAAAAGCGTCTGTTCCGACATATATGTAGGCTATTCCAACTTGTTGGAACGGATATAATACACTTTTTTCTTTTGTTAATTCCAATATAGCGTCCATTCCAGTGTTGGTTGTACTCTTTTCAGAATAAATGGTAGTATCTTTACTTGGAAAAATTTTATATACAGGCATTATTAAACTAAATTTTCATATTTTATCAAAATATCAGCATAGGCTTTAGCTAATTTACCATAATTGGCAAACCATTTATCTAAATCTGCCTTATTGTCAATAAAACATATTTCAATTAAAGATACTGTACCTTGTTCGCGCATTAAACCTAGTCTTCCTCTATGGCTTTCAGACTCGCTTTTTACGCCTCTATTAGGTATACCCAAAATGGTAGAGGTAGTATCAACCAATTCTTTGGCAAACATCTTGTCTAATCTATCAGCGTCGCTGCCAACTAAGGCTGTAGCACCACTTGCCTTACCATTAAAAGCGTCAAAATGATACTCTAGTACCACCGACCCTTCTCCTGTCTGTATTCTTTTAAGATAATCAGATAGTGTTTCGTCGTCTTTATCTGAAATATACTTAACATTCTTCTTATCTAATTCAGCATTGACAGCATCACGCTGCATACATGCCAAATGTGCTTCATTGTAACCAAAACCGGATGCTCCTGGGTCTACTTTAATCCCTTTTGGGTTATGTCCTGCGCTGTTAAAAATCATAAATTGTATTTTTAGTATGTTATTATCTTACCATAAATATCGTTGTTAGGATATCTCACCTCAAAAATTGCCGGGTCCAAACTTGGATATATTATGTTATTTTTTGTCGCACCTTTTATGTCGTATCCATATTCTGAATACCCATTTACAACACCATATTTGTTTGTTATATCAACTTTTACAACACTTTGCACGCCTTGTACAGCATTTAAAAGATTATAAATGTCTGATAGTATTATAGGTTGATTTATTTGCCATTTATCTATATTAAAATAGTCTTTGACGCTAGATAAGGCTTGATTTAATACTTCTCGACTGTTATATGCGGGTAATACTATTATATCAAAATTAACTCCTACGTTTATATAGTACGCGTCTTTTATATTTATACCATCACTTAAAATTTTATATTGCCCAATATAGTTTTTAAGATTTTCTTTTATTGCACGAGAAGCTTTTGTTAGTTTTTTATCCGAATCAAAGGAAAGAACATAAAAACTTAGAGATAAAGGGTTACTATTTATAAAATCCTCTTGCTTATCATACTCTCCTAAAGCTAAATCTTGTGCCACATATACTTTAGATAACATTCCAAACTTGGAGGGCATGCTTAAAGCTCTTATCATGTGGTCGTCTTTGGTAACATTCCTAAGCTGAGTAGGAAAATTAGCCATTGTTTTAAGCCTGATATCTTCTATACTATCACCGTCACCCCCTCCAGAAGAAGGATTTTCATTATTAAAAGCAATTGAATTTTTAACATAGTTTAATAATTGCTGATTTAATGTTGATTGCACTAAAGAAACAGTGTTTAAAGACATTTCATATATCTGTGTAATGCTATTTGCAGGAACATTGGTTGATACACCACCACCAGATATATATCGTATAGTTAAATTTGTATTAGAAGGAGCAAGACCGTATTCCCTAGTATACATAAAGTTTGCTGGGTCAAATGCGGTGTTTAATTTAGTTATACTATCGATTAAACCTATGCCTATATTGTCGGAATTAGGAACAATTTCCTCATCATTAGAATTTATGATACCCGCCCCAAATTCTATTGTTAATTTATTGTTAGAATCAAATCTTGTGGTAAATCTACGTTGAACCTTTCGAGTTCTTAAAAGATATGGCGTAGTATTGTTATACTGAGAAAGAAAAGGATCATTTAATTCGGTGTTCCTGACCTCTTCAAAAACAGTATTTTGAGCTAAATAAGGTACTTCATACCATTTATTACCATCGCTATCAACTACATCTAATATTTCAATGATATTTTCATCATCTATTGTTATACTTTGAAATTTAATCGGATTACCAAAAGAAAAATATGCCGTGTTTATAGTCCCCGCAATAGCTTTTACTGATTTTTTCAGCAAATAGTAATCTGGTTGATTTGTTACAGTATTTATTTGGTAAACGTTTACGTTCGTGGTATCGGCAGAAGAAGAAAAACTAAAATCAACTAAATCCTCTGTTATAAAAACAGTATTTGAAGCATCAGAAGATCTAACTTTGGTTTCTTTATCTACGATTAAACAATAGTTATAATCAGGAGAAGCCACCCCGCCATTTATTATGGCTGGTACCTGTTGATATACATCCAAAAAAACCGTTGCAGTTGAAGTTACTCTGGGTCTGTACCCTAAAGCATAAGCTAAAGATATAAGATTTTCTTTTTCTTGAGCAAACATCAAGAAATTTTCTTGGACCTGCTTGTCGATATAAAAAGAAAGAACATCGCCTACGTAACTAGCCATCTCAATAAACATATTACCCGGGTTAGCATCGGAAAAGTCCGTGTAAGTCGTGGGGAAATAGTTTTTCGCGTATTGAACTAGCGAATTTTTAAAAGAAGAGAAGTCTTTATTAATATATGATATATCTTTAGTAGGCATTATGCTATTTTTATTGCTATTTTATCGTTAGTGTTATTATAAGAATAGTAAATCTGTATAGCCAAAGAATTATCTTCTTCTATTTTAGAAACGTCTACTTTGTTCACTGTTATATTAGGAACATATAGATATATTTTTTCAATCAATATTTCAGAAAGTCTTTCTTCATCTACCATCTGTTCAAAAATGTACTGCCGTAGATTAGCGCCAAATGAACTAAAAGGTCTCTCACCAACATTTGATAACAAATAATTGATGAGATTACTTTTAATTTGATCTTTTGAAGAATATGTGGTTTTAAAAACGGTATCTTCTGAAAAAGGTATTTCAATACCTATTCCAACATTTTTATATATATCTTGTCTAAGTATATTATATTCTTCTCTTTTTATTGGCATCTTATGATATTTTTTCCTGCATTGCTTTCCAAGCAATAGAATTTTTATCTATAAACGGAATTGGGGCGTCGATGTCAGGAAGCGTTCCATTTAAAGATATATTCGTTGCATGTTCTTGACTTATGTTTGGTATAGGAGCAATAGGGAAACGCATAGACTCGTTTATCATGTCACTATTATCTTTTCCGAACATAGATTTCAATCTTTCTCTTTTCTTGAAATTATCTTCCGCAGCGGGTCTTTCCCCCATTTGTCGGTAACTATTGTGTCTGCTTTCTACTATAGTACTGTCTTTATAAGCAGCGTTTTCTTTAATGATTTTAGCTAAAAGTAGCTTAACATCTTTAAAGTCTTTTCTGTTCGTAGCTTCGATTTCCTCTCTAATTACGGATCTAACTGATTCTTTAATCAGCTCTTTAATCAAAATGATGTCGTCTTTTGTCATATAATATAAATATTTGAAGTTATAAAATTATACAGTGTCGTTTAATATTTGTTTTAATTCTTGATTTAATTCTTCTGCCGAGGATACAAAACTCGGTGCGGTTTGTTGAAACAACAGGCCGGAAAATTTATCATACGCTTTACCAATGAGCATTTTTTCTCCATATTTTTCTATTTTTAATATATACGTATTACCATTAGTACTTAAATACTCCTCTGATGTGTTATTAACATTTTGACCCCCAAGAAGGTCATACACGACCATTTCTTGCGCTTTATTTGAAGTTATGTTATTATTGTTGTCGTCAATTTTAACTTGAACCTTGAGCCCATTAAACCGGTTTTTTAACAATTCTAAAAGTTTCTTATTTTGTAATAAAGAAGATTGTAATACTTTTAAGTTCTGAGTTAATATTTCTTTTAAAAAAACTATTTTAATTGCTTTTTTGAATACTGTAAACATCGGACCCGAAACAGGATTAAGTGATAATATTGTTTCTTGCACAGATAAAACTTTAAGTAAGATTGTTGCGGTTGTAGCTATAGCTGAAAGAGTTTCTATGGTTGTGCTTAAAATATTTATAGTGTTTGTTATCGAATTTATTTTATTTTGTATATTTTCTTGGATTTGTGCAGCTTTTTCAATATTATCGTAAGTAGTTTTTATTACTATGTTTGTTCCTTCTAATAACACTTTAGATTTATTATCAGACATTTTTATAAAATCTCCGTTTAGATTTTCAATTTTATCTGCTACTGTGTTTATTAAAGAGTTTGATTTAAATAATATTTTTTTTATTGAAGCTCCTATAGGATCACTAATAGCAGAAGTCACATTCTCTTCTATCTTTTGTTCTATGTTAAGATTTGAAGAAATTGTGTTTTTTATACCGTTTATGCTATTTACATCTAAATTTGTCATATACTATAAGTTGTTTCAGATTTTATTTTTTCTATATTTTTTTGTATAAATTTCAAATCAGACGATAATTTATCAGCTGCTGCATTAATCTGTATTAAATTTACTACTCCGGCTCCTGCGCCCGTAGCTGTTTTCAATGCTATTGAAAAAGAATCTAACGCAGTAATCATTTTATTTAAAATTTTTTCTGCTTGTGCTCCTTTTGCTATTGGCTCTAATTCTCCTTTAGAACTTAGTCCTAATTGTATTATTGGAGAATTTACAATAAAAAATTTATCTTTTTTAGTATAATTTTCAGGCCCCACATTTATATGTACATCACCATAAGCTGATATAACAACGTCTTTCTTAGATAAAAGAAAAATATTATCTTTTTTAGTATTGAATATAATTCTGTCTGTATTCAATATGACACTATCACCTTTAAATGTATTTATATCCTGGAATGCCATTATCAATATTTTTTTGGTATACGTAAACTTCCACCGAAAGTTCTTAGTTGTTCTTCTCTTAAAATAACTCTATATCCATCTCTCCTACCAGGGTCATTTACTATTATACGATTACTGTCTGTAATTCCCACCACTACGACAAAGTGACCTCGGTTAGGGTCAGTTATGCTTAAATTGGTTGGCTTACGGTATAAAATTATAGGAATTCTAGGAGTTTGTTCTTTAAATACTTGAATTATTTTAGCATATCCTTCTACTCCTCCTGAGATATTCACTTTAGTTATATTGAATCCTTTTGCACTATAAAAAGCACTTGAATTAAAATTGTTACTAGAATCTAAATATTTTTTAGGAATAGTGTTTTGAGTGGCCTCAGTTGTTATATTATAATATTTCATGACCATTTCTGTACTGGCTAGGAAGCATTTCCATGGTGTATTTTGAATTATATGTTTTACATTTAATGCAAAATTTATACCGATTGTAATAGTAGGAGAATTTGCGTCCTCATAAACTTCTGATATACTTTGATTAAGATCTATCACATCTTCTAAATCGGAGGTCATAGTAACAAATTCGTCCATTTCCCCTTCAGTATCAGGAATAGTAGCCAGTTCGTCTGATAATTTATTTTTGTCTTTATTCTCGGTTCCACTTGTTATAACTTTCTTTTCAGTATATTTCTCCTCTTTTACGGGAGCGGTTTCGTTTTGTTTTAACGATGTGCTAGGAGTATTATTTACAACATTATCTATTTCAACCATATTCCTTTTAGTTGATTCAACTTTTTGACCGTATGATTCAAAATTATAATTTCCTAAAACTAGTGGGTTATTCTGTCCAGACAGCATATAAAAAGAAGAACCATCGTTATTTATATCTTCATATATAGCCTTATTCAACTCTTTCTTTAAGTTGACATTTTGACCATTTTTAATTAAAATAACTGGTTTATTATCTTCTCCTGTTAAAGGATTTTTAATAGAAGTTTTATTTGAACCGCCAAGTCGTATAGTATTTCCAAATCTGCCTTCAAATGTTATATCTCCGGGATTATGTATTAAGGGTCTAATAAGCCCAGTATCTTTAAATCTATCACCTGTAACAGATTTACTTTTATCTTTGAAAAATCCCGCATCGGGGGTGGCATTATGTTCAGGAGAAAACCAAGTTCCAATTATATTGATGTAGTAATGAGAAGCATTATAGTTTTCATCGGGATCCTGAGTCTTCATATTTGAAGCTGCTCTAACTAAGACTAATTCATTTATTAATGGTAATTTTTTTATATTACTATCTATTGGAAAAGCCACAATTGGACTGTCGGCAGACAAGTTATCATCTATAACAGGTCGACATTCAATAGTTCCAATTACCCCTAAATATTTCTGATATTTAATTTTGTCAGAATCATCATATAAAACAAATTCTACTCTGCAGACAAAATCTTGTTCACCGGCTTTACTTTTGCCGTAAACAGAACCTGCTATTCCATATTCCATCCTAGCAGCCGATGATATGGATTCCCCTAAAGCCGCTGTTCCGTTTTTCATTTATTTTGAGTTGGGTAAGTCTTTTTTAGTTAAAATCTGACCTTCGGTTCCACCGTACTCTTTAGCTATATCTATCAATTGTTGCTTTTCTTCTTCTGAAAGAATAGTGCTACCTGTCTCTTTACCCCTATCCATAGCCTTTTGTACGACCCCAAGCATCTTTATGAGTAAATCATCGTTTTTAAGATTTAAGTCCATGTATGAGGCTATAAGTGGCACTACCATCAAAGCATCGCTGGTATTCTGTATTAATCCTTGCAATTGCATAATTAAATCTCCGATCTGGGATTCTTTACTAACTGACCTGTCATAAATCTCTTTTATGAGGTCACTAAATTTTTTTTTACCAAAAATTATTTGATCAAAATCCGCCATATTAATTATTATTATATAAAAATAAATATATTAAAAATAGTATTTTATATATATAAATATATATTTATTATAGTATAAATATAGTATATAAATATATTAATTATTATTATATTATAGTTATATAGTAGTTATTTAGTTATTATATAGTAGTTATTAGTAGTATTTAGTTAGTTATTAGTTTGCCCCGTTACGGGGCTAATAGTATTAATTGTCTGAGACAATGCAAATATAATGACTTTTTAGACAAATTCCAAATTTATTTTCATATTTTTTAAAAATATTTTCAAAAATGAGTAAACTTATAGATTTTAGTAACTTAAATAAAACTGAATTAGTTAAACCAACACATAGAAAAATTAAATCTATTAAGAATATATCCTCAGCTAAGAATTATGGTGAGATATCTTCTAAAGATATAATATATTCATTATCTTTAAAATATGTAAATCATAAATATTTAATTAATAATGCATATATATTTGATTGGGAGTCAGATTTTTTCTCTTTATCTGATGCAGGATATGTATATGAATTTGAGATTAAAGTTAGTAAAAGTGATTTTAAAGATGATTTTAACAAAAAAGATAAACATATTCTGTTAGAAAGCAATGATACGGAAAATTGCTATAAAAAACCAAATAAATTTTGGTATGCTGTACCAAAAGGATTATTAACTTCACATGTAATACCCGCTTACGCGGGACTTATAGAAATAGATGATAGGAATACTCCGGCTAATATCATCAAAGAAGCACCATTCTTACATAAAGAATTACTATTTCCCAGGTATCAAAAAAAGCTATTAGATAAATTTTACTGGAGATATAGAGATTTATTATACAGGAATATGGATGAGTACGAGGAATTACTAGAAATAAAAGGTGAAAAATAAATTTGGTAAATGTAAAAAAATATACTATCTTTGTGTAAAATATTAAAATATGAAAAATAAAAAAGGGGTTTTAAACAAATTAGAGAAAGTTCAAAACATGGTTATATCTATGAATTATTTTTTTAATACTAGAAATTATGATCAAGCAACTATCTTACTTGAAAATATGAAAATAGCTCTGAAAGAGCTAGAAGAAGCGGTTGATGTTGAGGAAGACTTTTATCTAAATAGATATTAATAACAATGATAACAGGAGAAAAAATTTTAGAAAATTGGGAGACCTTTCTTTCTAATATAGAAAAATATAATTCGAATTTAAAAAGAAAAGAAGTACTTCAGTATTTTTATACTAAATTCGAAGAAAGATTTATAGATTTACCTAATGCGACATCTAACGAGTATAAGGGAGCGTATCCAGGGGGATACATAGAATATACTAACAAGGTTGTTAATGCTGCATTAGAAATGAATAAAGTTTTTGCTAATAGTGGCTATAAAATGACACATAGTGAAGAAGAATTAGTTTTTACTGCTATGCACTTTAATTTGGGTAAATTCGGATCTTTTACAGAACCTTTATTTGTCCCACAAGATAATGACTGGTTTGTTAAAAACAGAGGAGAAATTTATAAATTTAATCCTTCATGTCAATATATGAAAACTTCTGATAGAAGCATTTATCTATTGCAACAAATGGGGATTAAAATGACATTTAATGAGTTTCTAGGAGTTAAACTTTCATTGGAAATATACGAGGAAAGTAATAAGAATTACACTTATACTTTTGCAAATAAAAACAGTATAATTCCGCATATTATATATCAATCAAATTTAATCGCGTCACTTTAAATTAAAAAAATGCTATATTTTATAATTTTTATTTTAGCTGTTGCATCATCTACATTAGGAACAGCAGTATATGTTCTACTAAAAAAAGTAGAATTATACGAAGATGATATAAAGTATAAAGATGAATTTTATGATAAATTAAAATCATTAATAGATGAATCGTCACAAAAAATGAAACAACTAGACACACTAGGTGCATTTGAATCAGACGACGAAACCGGTTTTTTCTTTAAGCAATTAAAAAGTATATCACTGATATTAAGTGGGTATTTTTTGAATTATAAAAAATGAAAATATCAGTAATGCAAAAAACAAAAGAAGAAAAACTGGATTTAACTATTTACACTAAATCGGGTAAACTTAGAAAAAGAAAACAAAAAAAATCTTTAGATTATTTTAATAAAGAAACTGAGGATGCTATTGTAGAATATTTAAAATCGGTCAATCAAATTGAACGAAATAAATTGTACAATAAATACATAGATAAAAGTTTTAATAAATTAGCTGAAAATATAATACATACTTTTAAGTTTTATTATACCGATTTAGATAATATAGAAGATTTAAAACATGAAGTTGTAACTTTTTTAATAGAAAAATTACATCGTTATGACCAAAATTTGGGTAAAGCATATTCTTTTTTTGGCACCATTGCTAAAAGATATTTAATAGTTTATAATATAAACAATTATAAAAAATTAAAAAGTAAAGCAGATCTAGAAGATGTAGATGAAGAAAAGATAGTATGGAATAATGAATACTATGGAGATGATTCTAAAATTTCTTTTGCTTCGTCTTTATCGGAAAGTGATGAAAAATTATATTATTTTATAGAATCGTTTATAAGACATATTCAAAAAAATATAGATAAATATTTTCCGGATGTAAAAGACCAGGATATAGTGTTTGCTATACTAGAAATATTCAAAAGAAGAGAAAGCTTAGAAATATATAATAAACAACATTTTTATCTCTTTATAAGAGAGATAACTGGTCAACCAACCCCGTACATTACAAAAATTGTAAAGGCTTTAAAAACGATTTATAAGCAACAAATGAATGTTATGTATTTAAATGGAGAATTAGATTCGGATGAAAATATTTTAGTTGGGAAAATAAATAAAAAAGCATAACATGAAAATACTTATTGAAATACATTTATTAGAGTGGCACTTAATACCATTCAAAACATATTCAGGTTTTACTTGGTTGTGTTTTGACTTTTACAAATACTAAACCAATAAATAACATGGCACAACAAGATATAAAAAACCATATATCTATCAGCAGTAGATTAAAATATATTACTGATGAGCAAAAATTAAAAATAGCTGATTTTATAATTGCTTATAGCTTCAAAGATGAGAAGCAGATATATACAAACGGAGCAATATTAGTTCCCTTGTACAGGGTTTTAGATGCAATATTGCAAGATGGAAATGAATATCAATCAAACTAAAACAGAAATAACATGGCACAGCAGACAGCGGTTGAGTGGTTTGCTAAACAAGCTGAAAATATACTAATTGATTTTGCTAAAAACAACAGTCCATTCCAGCTTGAATTATGCTTACATGCACTTAATGATTTAGAAGTACGAGCCAAAGAAATGGAAAAGCAGCAGATAGAAGATGCTTTTCAATATGGTAAATGGAATGGATATGAAAGCGCAAAAAGTATATCAGAAACGAAAGACCCAACAGATTTCTACAACGAAACCTACGGCAAATGATATGCCCAATATGTAAAGAACAAGGATTAAAATCTACTGTTACAACAGAGCATACGAGATCCACTCTTATGGGGTTTATTCCTTACTATGATGAAAATGGAAGACTGCATCATCACGATAATAACACACGAAGCACTGTTGGTAATTGTAGCCAGGGTCATTCGTTTCATTATATTTTTGAAAATAGTTGTTGGTGCGGATGGAAAGGTATACGCGAAGAATATAAAATTTTAAACACATAATAGTAAAAAAATAAAATTACCATATATTTATATATAAACAAATAAAGATTATATGACAAACAATGTTTTCGATCTACCTTCTCAACCTTTAGATTTACCTTCAAAAGGTATTTTCTACCCTTCTTCTAGTCCTATTAGCAACGGTATAATTGAACTTAAAATACCCACCGCTAAAGAAGAAGATATTATAACTAATAAAAATCTGATTAAGCAGAATGCCGCAATTGACAAATTCATAGAATCAATTATAATTTCTAAAATTGATCATATGGATCTTTTAATAGGTGATAAAGATGCTATTATTGTAGCAGCTAGAGTATTAGCTTATGGAAAAGACTATGCTTTTGATTATACCGATGGTAGTAAAAAAGAAGAAGTTATAGTAGATTTGACAGCTTTAAAAAATAAAGAAATAGACGAATCTCTATTTACAAAAGGTCTCAATGAACACGAATTTGTTTTGCCTTTGAGTAAAGTCACTGTTACCTATAAGTTTTTAACTGGTAGGGACGAAAAAGAAATATCCGATGAACTCCGTTCTATGGAAAGGTTAGGAAAGAACATGGCTTCCGAAGTTACAACTAAATTGAAAAAAATGATTGTAGCTGTAAATGGTGATAAAAATCGAGGCACAATAAACAATTTTGTAGATTCAATGCCGGCATTAGATTCTTTAAAATTCAGACGGCACGTAGAAAATTTATCACCAGGAGTAGATCTAACAGTATCCTTCACCAAGAAAGATGGCGAGGTAGTGGAGGGCCTTAGCTTGCCATTTACGGCGGACTTTTTTTGGCCTAGATGATAATTATCGGAAAGGATTTCACGAAGAATTATTGTGGTTATGTACTAATAGTAATGGGGGTATAACATACTATGAATGTTATCATATGCCTGTACCTATACGTAAATTTAATATAGGAAAATTGGTAAAAAAGATCGAAGAAGCCAACAAAGACCATTCTAAAAATACTTTGAATTTGAACGATTTGGCTAAAAAGAATCCGGTATCTTTTGATTATGCCACTAATATGTCTAGGAAAAAGTAAAAAAACATTACTTATATATTTATGTTTATAGGATATACTTATAAAACTTATATTAGAAATATATAATACATGGCTACTAATGACCAAATAATAAAGGACTTAACTGACCTCCAAATGGCGTTTGACGATACCCGTGATAGGTTATCTCGAGTTGCGCAATCAGTGCCACAAGCTGCCTCCCAATCTTATAGAACTATTAAATCGATTGCGACATCAGTCAATAATAGTTTAAAACAAACTCTAGATCTAGAAGCTAAATTAGGTACCGAATTTATTAGACATAGAAATATACAAAGAGAATTAGATGTAAGTAAAGCTAAAGAAGTTCAATTGCTGCAGCAGATAGAAGAACATTCTACTAGAAATAATAGTACTCTTAAAAATCAGTTAGATACTATTTTAAATTCTGGTAACGACCAGGCTCAAATTCAAAAAGATTTAAATATGTTGGCGGAACAAGCTTTAATATTAGCTCAACATAATTCTACTGAACAGAATTTACATGCAGCTATGTTAACTGAAATTTTTGCTAAAAACCGAAACATATTAAATGTTCAAGAGGATCAAGAAAAACGTGTTTTAGCAGCTAACAAAGAATACGGTAAGCTTTTGATTAAAATGGGTATCATAGATAAACTTATTAAGGGGGTATCAAAAATTCCTATTTTTGGTGATCTTATGAATTTAAAAGCCATTCGAGATGATATGGAAAATGTTGCTAGAACAGCGGGTTCCACTAAATTTGATGTTTTTAAACGAGGTATAATCTCTACGGGTGAACAATTAAAACAATCTTTCAATGATCCTTTAGTTAGTATTACCGCTATATCGACAACTATTTCATTTTTATGGAAAGGCATGATGAAGCTAAATGAATCTGTTGTAGAAATGTCAAATAATATGGGCGTTTCAAATGATTTTGCTAGACGTATTCAAGTAAGTTTCAATGCTATGCAACTATCTGCAAATGACTCATTTGTAAATACACAAAATTTAGGAAACGCATTAAGTTCCTTACAGGGTGTTTTACAGACAAACGCCATGTTTACTGCTCAACAATTAAAAGATCAGATAGACATGACCGAAAAAATGGGTCTTACTGCAGAAGAAGCCGGTAACATCCAAAAAATGTCATTACTTACAGGTAAATCAGCATCAGATTTAATGCAGACTACTTTAAAAATGAATAGAACATCTGTTGCATATAAAAAGATAATGAAAGATGTTTCAAACATAGGTGGGGAAACTTTTGCTAAATATAAAGGAAACGTAGAACAAATAACGCAAGCCGTGGTACAAGCTAATAAATTAGGTTTTACTATGGAACAAGCAGCTAAAGCAGCTGATGGGCTATTAGATTTTGAAAGTTCTATAAGTAACGAATTAGAAGCAGAATTATTAACAGGACGTCAATTGAATCTAGAGAGAGCAAGATCACTTGCTTTAGATGGAAAAGATTCACAGGCAGTAGCTGAAATATCTAAACAGTTTGGGGGTATAGACAAATTGATGAGTCTTAATGTTATTCAAAGAAAATCGCTGGCTTCTTTGTTAGGTATGTCATCGGACGAAATGATGGAAATGATGAAAAACCAAAAGTTGTTTAATGATTTAGGAGTTCAAGATAGAGAAGAATTGCAGAAAAAATACGAGACTATAAAAGACGGTGAAGAAAAAAGACAATTTGAACAAGAAATATTAAAAAAACAAAACGGTCAAATTTTATTACAGGATATTCAAAAAGTTACTATTCAAAAACAGTTTGAACAATCTATGTTAAAATTACAGCAAATATTAATTCAGATAACTTCTGGGCCTCTTATGAGATTGGCGGAGGGTTTTGCTAATATATTAAGTGATGCTCAGAAATTAAAACTTGTTGCGGTCGGAATAGCAACTTTAATGGGGGGATTGATGGGTGCAGCTTTTGGTCCTGCAGGTATTGCTATAGGTGGTATAGCTGCCGGGGCATTTGCCGCCACTAGAATAAATGGCGCAGAAGAAGCTATACCAGATGGTAACAGGCATGCTGATGGCGGTATAGCAGTTAGAAAACATGTGGGGATGATTGGTGAAGCTGGTCCCGAGGCAATAATACCTCTAAATAAACAGAATATTTTTGACATAAAGGGTATGTCTAAATTAATAGAACAAAATGAAGTCGTTGTATCACAAAATAAACAGATGATAGAACTATTACAAAGAGGTGGTACAGTAATAATGGATTCTGTTAAAGTTGGAACGGCTCAAGGTATATCTTATAATTCTTTTGCTTAATAATATAAACTACGATATTTATATAAAACTATTATACTATGGGACTATATGATCTTTACGAGGCAGGAAAAACCAGATTAAACGGTGTACCGTTAAAATTTGAATTTGATGTAAATTCTACTTTACATAACCGTTCAAGTTTAGATGGTTCACCCGCTTTTTCTACATACGCCAGACCTTATTTGAGAACTTTGAAGCCTACGGCTTTAAGTACGGGTACATTGAATCCGAAAAAATATTTAGATAAGCCACCTAGATAATGCCATCATTAGCGGAATTAGTAGAAAATATCCCCAATTATAACTATTATGGGGGAAGAGGTTCTTTTAGTGTAGAACGACCATACGGGAGAGATACTTCCGGTGGAGGTGATAGTAATCAACCTTATATTAAAAGAGATATAGGAGAACGATGGAGTCCAACTAGTGCCGACGATGGATTTTTTAGATTTGGTGTAATTAATGCGTCTACTAGAACAGCAGCGGATTTAGAAAGAATAGGCAAATTCTTAATAAATAAGAAGACTGGACCAAAGTTTATAGCAAAGCAAGTAGCCTTACAGTTACAAAACGTGCAACTTGAAGCCAAACAAGACAAAAAAATTTACTCTACTAACTCAGTTTTGCAGGGAATTATAGATTCTGCTAATGCATTATCTTCTAAAAACAGTGGAACTAGAATATATAACCTAGGTGTAAATACTCTTTTACAAGTGGGTGTAAATGCGTTTGGAGGCCATTTTGTAAGACACGGATTATTACCTATAATGTCTGAACAAGACAAATATGAAAGCGTAGTAAAATTTAATAGCGACCATAATAATAACAGATTATTAAATCTTGTTAGAAAATTTAGTGGTAAAAATGATAATATTATATCTAGATATAACGGTGGTCCGAATTCTTTTCTTGGTATAGGTAGAACAACAATTAAAAGAGCTAAAGATGTAAATAGTTTAACGGGAATGGATGATAATGACCTTAAAAAAAGGGCATTAAATAATTTTGTACCAATTACTATTGGAGATACGCTTAAAATAGATAGTCTTTCGACTATTGGAAATATAATATTTCCTTCAACTGTTGGGTTCGATTCTACTTCATTTAATTTTTCTAAACAAGATTTTAGAGATTATAAAAATAAATTTCTTGTAAAAAGTGGTTCTACCAACTATGTAAAAACTATAGATTCTCAAAACAAAAATAAAAAAGTAGAAACGGTAGATTCTATATATAATACAGAAGATAAAAAAAAGATTCTTAATAATTTTATGCCTATGACAATGGGCGAATATAATTCTATAAACTTTGATGGTGTAAATTCTTATATTTTTTTACCTACTCCCTCGGAAGACGCTAATTCGGGTCCTAATTCCAATATTTTTAATTTTTCTACTCAAGATTTTAGAGAATATAAAAATAAAGTAAGTGGTAGAGATAAAAAAGACTATATTCCTGAGACCAATTATGTTGAATGGAATATGGAAAAAAGAATAGGAATCTCTAGAGCTAGAAAACTTGGTGAGAATAGATATCAATATTGGGAAGACGAAGAGGGTGCATCTGATAAAGTTAATGCCACTGGTCTTTTTTATAATCAAGATGTAACAAAAGGACTAAATAATATCACGGATTACAATGGTGAAAACGTAGATGCAAAAAAAATAAGAGATATTGTTAAATTTAGGTTTAAATCAATAGATAATGATAGTCCCGAATATGGTGTATATATGGTTTTTAGAGCGTATTTAGAAAGTTTTGATGATAAAATGAATTCTAAATGGAATCAATATACATACTCTGGTCGAGGAGAAAACTTTTACTTATACGATTCGTTTACAAATAATATAAACTTTTCTTTTGTTATAGCAGCATCGTCCGCGATGGAAATGAAACCGCTATATCAGAAGCTAAATTATCTTAAATCTACTTTAGCACCTGATTATACTCAAAATTATAAATTGAGAGGTAATCTAATGCAGCTAACAATAGGCGATTATGTTAAATTTCAGCCCGGTATAATAACAGATTTAAATATATCTATAGACGATGATACCAATTGGGAGATAGCTATAGATAGTTTTGAAGGTGGTAATGACAGTAAAATGCATGAGTTACCGCATATTCTTCGTTGTTCAGTTAATTTTATACCAATATACAATTTTCTACCGAGAAAATCTGCTAATTCGCCATTTATTGGAATTAATGATTCTGTCAATGGTCAAAATAAAAAAAATAACTGGTTATATTCTGGCAACATAAAGGGTCCTAATAGTCAAAAGCAATAAAAATGGATAGGTATAGAGACGTAGAAATTAAAAAAGATTCTAAAGGTATAAGGTACTATAAAGCATTAAAATATCCTACTATAGATTTTAATGACAACGATATCTATACTATATCTATTATAAATGATCGTCTTGATTTACTGGCTTTAAATTATTATAGTGACATGAGTTACTATTGGATTATTGCTATAGCTAATAATTTAAAGTGCGATAGTCTATATTTAACACCTGGTACACAAATAAGAATACCATACGATATAGAAAAAATAAAAGAAGATTTCAATATTATAAACAATCTATAATAAGTTTTATTTTTATGAGCATATTTAAAAATTCTTTTAAAAGATACGTTGTAAGACAAATAAAAGCTCGCCAAGACTTATTAAATATACAGGGACGCAGACCTATCCAGTTCCAGCAGTATGTATCTTCTAAATCTTCTTGGATAAAAATGACATCTTTTGTAGATTATGACCCAAACTACAAAATGAATGATAATACATATTCTCCAAATTACTCGTCTAATTTAGCTAAAAAATATGTTTTATTTGGGGGCTCTTTAAAAATAGATCCCAATGACGATAAAAGATTTACATTAAGAAGAGGTATTGCTGACGGTACAAATAAAAATGCCGTTTACGGCAGCACAGATTGGAGTAGAGAATACGGGTTAGTTCCAATGCCCGGTATTAAAAAAATTGAGATAAAAAATAAAAGTGCATATGGTTCTTTAAGAGAAGCCACTATAACTTACTATGCTTGGGATAAAAAACAATTAGAAGAACTAGAAATATTATATATGAGACCTTTCTATCCAATTTTATTGGAATGGGGGTGGTCTGTTTTTTTAGATACTTTTAATAAAAAAGAAGATATAACCGAATATGTTATTAATGAACATGACTTAGCAAATATTGAAACTCCGGATATAAAAATAAACCCCGGTAATGATATGACTACTATCAATATTTTTAATAATAATATGTCACAACTTGAAATTTACGATAAAATAGATTTAAATAAAAGAAAATATTGTGGCAATTACGATGGAATGTTGGGGTTTGTTAAGAATTTTACTAGAAGACTTTTACCAAATGGTGGATATGAATGTACTACTGTGTTAATAAGCATTGGCGAGGTAATTGAATCATTAAGAATGAACACAGCCACTGGCTATCCAGACAGCAATGAAGCTCAAAATGTGCCCAAAAAAGACAATTTCGAAGTATTGATGAACAAATTAGCTTTTGGTAGTCACGAAAATAATACTGTAATAAAACAAATAAACGATAATATACCCGAAAAGTATAAAAATGTAATTGATACTGATATATACACTATAAATAATTCAGTAAATATTACCTCTGTGGAACCGTCAGTTGGGGACACAACTAAAGAGGCTAGAAAAGACCTAGTAGGTTATAATTATATTACAGGTTTTTTAGCCCCAAAGAAAACTGATAATACTAAAGGTGAAGATAGCGGTAATACTTTAAATGTTGAAGGTTTTATTCAATTAGGATATTTTTTACATATATTAGATGAATATAATAATTTATATTCTGAAAAACAGGAAAAAATGTATAGTATTGAATTGCCTTTTTATTCATCTAATTTAAAAGATCCTTTATCTAAAAATAAAGGTAACGGACTTTGTGTGGCTGGGCAAAATAGTATTTCAATAGATCCTCTATCTTGTATAATAAAAAATGAAATATCTACAATATTCCAAAGTCCAATCCCAAGTTTAAAAGGATATTCATATGACACGTATAAAAAAATATCGGATAAAACTAAAGAAGGTGGGACTAGACAACAGATTAAAAATTTTTTAGTAGATTTTAAAAGTAAAAATAATATAATTTATTATTGTGGTGTAATAGGAAACATATATGTTAGTTTACATAGAATAATGGATATATATAAAGATTTAATAAAAAATTCTGGTGTATCTGATGTTTTGACTCTAATAAAAGCAGTACTAGCAGATTGTAGCTATGCTTTAGGTGGCATAAATGATTTTGACGTATATACAGAAGATTCAAAAATAGTAATAATAGATAAACACTATGTTGAATATCCTGAAAATTCATATGCTTCAAAAAAATATAAAATAAATTTAAACGGGACTAACTCAATAGTTAGAACTCATAATGTGCAAACTCAAATTTTTGCAAGTCAAGCAAACATGTTTGCAGTTGCAGCTCAAGATAGAGAAAATGTCACTAGTGTAGAATCTTCTACTATGGCGTATCTTAATAAGGGGTTAAGAAGTAGAATAATGTCTTCTAAAGTTGAATATGATAATAAAAATGGTATATCTGAGAAAAATGAAAGAGAAAAAATAAAAACAAATGATATTATTTTAAAATTAAAAAGTATTGTAGAAAATTATTTTTTAAAAGGTGTTGTCACTTTAGACTATAACGATAATATAAAACCTTCTGCGTATAGCTGGTTAAATTCATTATTAGTTAAAGTAGATCAAACTACTAATTACAAAGGTATTATACCTATAAATTTAGAAATAACCATTGATGGCATCTCTGGGATGGTTGTAGGAGAAATATTTACTGTCAATAGTGATGTATTACCTAAAGAATACGAAAATAAAAACGTTGGATTTATTATAACTGGTTTATCTAACAATATTGAAAACGGTGATTGGACTACAACTATATCGACACAAGTCTGTTTACTAGATCAATTTAAGCTTTCAGAAAATATAACTGCTTTATCAAAAACTACAAAAAAAGAATTACAAAATCAAATAATTGAAAATACTAAAATTAGTAAATCTTCTGTTACTTATTATAATATTTTAGTAGCATTTATAGCTGATTTTTATAATTCAACAATATATATTGCTGGGAATAATCCAATAAATAATATGCGATATTTTCGTGAAAAAATATTTAATATTGGAGAAGTGGCCTCCTCCGATAAAGCGGAGCCTTCATTATTGCAATCAACTATAATTTCTGAAAACTTTTCTGATACATCATATGGCAGCACATTAGAAACCGTATATTTTTATTTTAGTCAAGCTTTAACTTATGGGATAAACTCCGACCCAAAATCAATAGCATCCGAAGCGCCATTTAAAAAAAGTTTGGGTATAGATCAAAAAATTGATCTTACAAGTAAAGATCAAATTTATGCAAATATCCCACCTGGTTATTATAATTTATTATTAGATTTCCCGCAAAAAACCGATTTATTTGGTACAAAAATATATAACGAAAGTGAAATAGAAAGTTTTAGAAGTAATATACTTTCTTATATTATCAAAAATAATTATTTTTACACTAATTTAGATTTTAATTTAAAAACTTTTTTTGATGAAAATTTTGTTATAATGCAAAAAGCCATAAGTCAGCAAAATAGATTTTATTTTCCTACTATTTTAATAAATTTAGTGACTGATGGTGTTACCGGTAAAATAAAACAAAGATCTCAATTTCCTAAAAACTTCCCAAATATAGCAATTAATAGTTATAAAATTAGTTATACCAATTTTATATCGACGCCAAATGCCGTACCGGGAAAATATAATAGAGGTCTTACAAAATATTATAGAAAATCTGTATAAACACATTATAAAAAATGTATTACCCAAAGAATAAAATAATAGAAGATCTTAATGCGCCAGAAGGGGAGTTTGTTCTAAAAGACTCGTTAAAAGCGTATAAGGGTAAATATTTTTCTGCATACGATGGAAAATATTTTACTGGTCCAACCTATACGGGTGATAATAAAGAAATAATAAAATTAGATTTATCTTCACCAAGTCTTAATTCGGAGCAACATAAATATAATTTTATAACTAATAAAGACAAAAAAAATATAAACTACTCACCCATATTTAACCCAACATTACCGACTGCTGATGAATATGATGATGGGTATATGTATAGGTATTTTATAAATAGAGTCAATAGTTCTACTAAAGACATAATAGAAATAAATCTCGCCCAGTACGACTATTTTTCAAAAAATGTTTTATATTGCCACACAAAAATGATGTGGAGAATATCAAGATATTCTATAGAAGATGTCATATATTTCAATAGACAGTCTATAAAATCATCGGAGCGAACTATACCAGGAATAACAGAATATTTACAAAATCCCATACAATATTACAAAAATATTTTGTAATTGGGTTATTTTGTCGTATATTTGCATAGTTACAAAAATAAAGGTTATATTAAAATATGTATTATATTATAGAAAATACCGAACAGTTACGTGATTTTACTGAGTTTGATTTGTCTTCTTGCTATTTAGATATTATATTAAATAATGATAACTACCACCCATCTATTTCCGAAGTATCTCTAATATATATAAAACCTTTTATATCTAAGAAAGGTTTTATAATTTCCATAGACCACACCGAGTCTTTTGGTTTACCATTTGAAGAAGTTATAGAAGCCTTAAAAACAAAGCTTGATAAAATCTATACTGCAAATATAAAGAAAATATTATATTTTTTTAACGAAAATATTAATATTCTTTGTTTAAAGACAGCCAAATATTTTGAATCAACCGAGATATTTAAAGAGGATGTTTTTAACACTCCGGCACACAATTTTTACTATTCCAAGTGTAACGATATTAAAAATATTAATAATATTATACCTATATCTAAGCACTATGAAAAATATGAGAATATTTATTCTTCTTTTAAAGTAAATAAGAAGATTTTTGAACAAAAATATTATAAATTTTATAGTTATTTTACTAATAATATATTTCATAATATAGAGAAAAATGGTCTTTTGATAGATGAAGATAGATTTTTAAATTCTGTTAATATAGGCACACGAGATTTTTCAATAAAAGACAGTAAAGTATACACCAATTACAATCTTTTTACTCTTGCCGGTAGACCATCAAATAGCTTTAATAATTTGAATTTTACGTCTTTTCCTAAAGAAGGTGAAGCTAGGAAGTGTATTTTATGTGAAAACGACTATTTAATAGAATTTGATTATTCTTCATATCATATAAAAATCTTATCTAAGATGGTTGGATATGAGTTCCCTGACGATGATATTCATACTTTTTTAGGTAAATTCTACTTTAAAAAAGAAGTGTTGTCGGAAGAAGAATATGACCAAAGTAAGCAGATAACTTTTAAAATACTATATAATGAAAAAATTATAAATGATTTTACCGAAATACCTTTTTTCTCTCTAATAAAAGATATGAAAGAAGAGATGTGGGCTTTTTATCAAGAAAATAAATATATTAACACGCACATATCAAAAAGACCTATTTACAATATTGAAAATAAAAATCAGTTGCTTCCCTATCTAATGCAGTTTTATGAAACGGAAAGAAACATTTTAGTATTAAATGAATTGCAAGAGCGTTTAAATGGTATGGAAACAAAGCTAGTATTATATACGTATGATTCTTTTTTATTAGATTATTCTAAGAATGACGGTAAACACTTATTATTAGATATTAATAATATATTAGAGCAAGATGGTTACCCAGTTTCTACCAAATATGGTAAAAATTACGGCAGTTTAAAAGAATTAAAATAAATTTATTTTTAATATAAAAAATTAGATATTTATATATGTATTTTAATAATATAGAAGAGTTGGGAAACAAATTATTTTGTACTTTTACGACTAAAGAGGAGTTACAAAAAACAATAAATTTCATTCAAGAAAATTACAATATCTTATTCGGTAAGATATTTGTGTTGGATATTTCTGATACAAATGAACTTATATGCACATATAATATAGATTCCGTAAATATAAACAAGGAAAATATTATAAATAATACTATTTTGATGCATAGACGTAAAGAATATAATGTATTATATACAATAAATTCTTTAAATAAATTAATAGAATCGTTGAATGGCGGGGTTTTAGATAGAAATTATCCCATTTCCTGGGGTAATTATAGAAATAGTATTCTCCTCACTAAAGAAGGGGATTTCTGTAAATATACTACAAAAATAAACACCATAATAAATCTAAATAATATTTAATATCAAAATATTATTTAAGAAAAATTTGGTTTTACCTAAAAAAGGTTGTATATTTGCATATAAATAAGTTTTTAACAATCATAAATAAATTAAGTTATGGCAAATCTAGATTTAATCAAACAGAGATTAAACAAATTTCAGACAAAAGGTGGTTCCTATGAAAAAACCGATTACTCCAAGATTTTTTGGAAACCTAAATTGGGTTCTCAGACAGTAAGAATCCTACCAAACAAGCTAAACAGCGAAGATCCCTTTATTCAAGTGGATTTCCATCAGTACAACGTGTTCAAAAAAAGCATCTATTCCCTAAAGAATTTTGGTGAAAAAGATCCAGTCGTAGAATTAGTAAGAGAACTGTATAATGATGGTACAGACGAAAGCCGCGATTTGGCTAAAAAAATTCAACCTAAGACTGAATACTACGCACATGTAGTAGTTCGTGAAGAACCCGAAGCCGGTGTTCGCCTGTGGAAATTTAATAAGACCACATATGAGAAAATTTTATCTATCATGGCTAATGAAGATTATGGTGATATTGAAGATATCAATACTGGTACCGATCTTACTGTAGAGGGTTATAATGACTCTGTTAAAATTGGTAAAAGAGAAGTATCTTATATTGCTGTTAATATTACACCTAAAAGAAATTCTACTCCATTATCCAAACAATCTAAGCAGATTGAAGAATGGTTAGAAAGTCAAGTGGATATTTTTTCCTTATATAAAAAGTATTCATTTGCTGAGATTAAAGATATGTTTAATCAATGGATGAATCCCGAGGGAGAACAAAATGACACATCAGAAGATGACGAAGTCGTAGACGTTCCCGAAAAAAAGGAAGCTCCTAAATATAGTAAGTCCGCCCCATCATATTCAAAAGAAGTAAAACCTTTTGCTTTTGAAGATGAAGATGGTGAAGAGGATGAGGAAGAAGAAGAAGAATTACCGGTAAAAGTACAAAGACCCGTAGTAGATATTAATAAAGTCAAAAATCCTAAGAAAGCAAATATCAAATCTAAGTTTGATGATATGTTTGAGGGTGACGATAATTAATTTTGTTGGTTGTTATTTATGAAATATAAGGGGGAATTATTTCCCCCTATATGTTTCTCTTTTATAAAATAAATAAATTTAAAATGCCTAAAGTGGAAACTGAACTTTCAAATGAAAATTTGAAAACTGCCGCGTCGAAAGCAGTGAAGAAAAAAAATTCTTTTTCTTTTAATCTCGACGATTATAAAAAAGGTAGAAATATCTTACATTCTGCTAGATTTAAACCACAAGAATGGTTACCGTTATCGCCCGCGTTTAATAACTCAATAGGGTTACCTGGAGTACCCCTAGGTCACATAACTATTATTAGAGGACACTCTGATACAGGAAAGACTACTGCTATGGTTGAAGCAGCTATTGCAACACAACAAGCGGGAAAACTTCCTGTTTTTATAATAACAGAAATGAAGTGGTCTTGGGAACACGCAATTCAAATGGGGTTTCAAGCTGATATTGTTCCTGACCTAGAAACAGGTGAGGTTACTTATAGTGGTAATTTTATTTACGTTGATAGAAGTAATTTAAATTGCATTGAAGATATTGCCGCTTTTATCACATCATTATTTGATGATCAAAAGAAAGGTAAGCTTCCTTACGATTTAGTATTTTTATGGGATTCTGCCGGTTCTATACCGTCTCAGCAATCTTTAGATTCAGGTAAAAATAACGCTATGTGGAACGCTGCTGCCATGGCTACACAATTTGGTAACTATGTTAATCAGATGTTCACTATGACACGTAAACCCGAGTCTAAATTTACGAACACTTTTATTGTGGTAAATAAAATTCGTGTCGAATATCCTATCGGTAATCCAAATGAGAAACCTAAAATGCGTAATAAAGCTGGTGATGCAATGTATTGGGACGCTTCTTTAGTTGTAACTTTTGGTAATATTACTAATTCGGGCACATCTAAAATTGAAGCTATAAAGAATGGTCTTAAAGTGACTTTTGCTAAAAGAACTAAAATTTCTGTAGATAAAAATCATATGACCGATGCTACATCTACTACTAGAATTATAATGACTCCTTATGGATTTATTGAAGATACACCCAAATCTATAGACAGTTATAAGAAAGCTCGTAGGAACGAATGGTTGAACATTCTTAAATCAGATGATTTTGAAATTATTGAAGAAGCTGATATTGAAGAAGATTTTGCTGTGGGATATGATGATTTAACAGAAGAATAAAAATGAATAAAAATCGATTGCTTGACATTTTTAACAATATAAAACCCGAGGATAGACAAATACGCTATCATCAAAATAGCAGGGTTTTAATAGTAGACGGGTTAAACACCTTTCTGCGAAGTTTTTCTGCTATAAATAAAAGTAATGTTAGTGGCCATCATATTGGCGGCTTAACAGGGTTTTTAAGATCTATCGGGTACTTAGTCAAACTACATTCACCTACTAGGGTAATAATAGTATTTGATGGTGAAGATGGCTCAACCTCTAGAAAATTTATTTTTCCTGAGTATAAAGGCAAGAGAGATAAGAAAAGGACTGTTAATTTTAAGTCTTTTAATAACGTCGATGAAGAACAAGAGGCAAAATACAATGAGATGGTCCGTTTAATGGATTATTTAAATTTTTTACCAGTGACTTGTATGTGCATTGATAAATTGGAAGCAGACGATATTATAGGTTATCTTGCAAATAAAATATATAAAGATTACGAAGATAGTCAAACTATCATTGTTTCAACAGATACTGATTTTTTACAGTTAGTAAATGATCGTGTTAAGGTATTTTCTCCTAAAAAGAAGAGAATGTATAATGAAGAAGCTGTAATTCAAGATTATAATGTTCATCCGAGCAATTTTTTATTATATAAAACTTTGATAGGTGACGATTCTGATAACATTCCCGGTGTGGAAGGCATAGGAGAAAAGAACGTAACAGTTCTTTTTGAAATTTTAAAAGAAAATAGTGAAAAAAAATTACAAGATTTGTATGATATTTGCGAAAATCCCCCAAAAAAATCTGTCTTGTATGAAAGAATATTAAATAGTAGTAACAGGGTTGAGATATTTTATAAAATAATGAATTTAAAAGAACCTACAATTTGTGATTCTGATATCGATGATATTAGAAGACAGTTTTTTAGACCGACTGGTTCTCTTAGAAAATTAGATTTTATTAAAATGTATCATAAAGATAAGTTGGATGGGTCTATGCAAAATATAGAAACTTGGTTAGACATATTTTCGACATTAAATAGTTATAAATAAAATAGTATATGACGGCAGAACGTTTAAATCAATATGGAAGACAATTCCAAACAAAGGTTTTATATTCATTATTAAGCGATAAAAAGTTTTTATCAGAGATATTTGATGTTTTATCACCTGAATATTTTGAATCACCTTCTCATAAATGGATTATTGAAAAGATATTAGATTATTTTAAAAAATATCATTCTAATCCTACCATGGAAGTTTTAAAATTAGAATTAAAAAAATTAAAGAACGAAGTATTACAATTCGCTATAAAGGAAGATCTTAGAGAAGCGTATACGACGACACAAGAAGATATAGAATATGTAAAAGAAGAATTTGTTAATTTCTGTAAAAACCAAAGATTGAAAGAAGCATTGTTGACCTCTGTTGACTTGCTTCAAGCGGGTGAGTACGGAGATATACGAAGACTTATTGACGACGCATTAAAAGCTGGGTCACCTAAAGATATTGGCCACGAATATGATAAAGATATAGAATCTAGATTCAGGGAATCTGAACGGAAGATAGTACCTTTCCCATGGAAAGTTTTTAATGATATAACGGATGGCGGTATAGGTACAGGGGATTTAATGCTTTTATTTGCCCCCCCGGGTATAGGTAAATCAACAGTTGTTTGTAATATGGCAGCACACGCCATTAAAATGGGATATAAAGTAGTTTTTTATACCTTGGAATTATCAGACAATTATGTTGGTAAAAAGATAGACTCTATTCTTACAGGTATTGAGGTTAAAAAATTGAAAGATTGTAGAGAAGAAGTTGAGAAAGCTGTATCACAGATTCCTGGTAAAATAGTCATAAAAGAGTATTCTCCTAAAAAAGCTTCTTTAGATACAATTGAATCACATTTATCGCAGTTAGAATCTACTTTATCATTTAAACCGGATTTAATTATAATAGATTATCCGGATTTGTTAAAAGTTAGAAAATCTAGACGTGATGTAAAAGAAGAAATTGATGATGTATATACTGAAATAAAAGGATTAGCCAAAGAACTAAAAATACCAATAGTGTGTCCATCCCAAATTAATAGGATGGGGTCAAAAGATGAGATTATAGAAGGTGACAAAGTTGCCGGTTCTTATGGCAAAATGATGATTGCCGATCTTAGTATATCTCTTTCTAGAAGAAGAAAAGACAAATTATCTGGCACCGGTATATTTCATATTATGAAATCCCGATTAGGTAAGGATGGGATGGCCTATAGTGCTAAAATAGATTTAGACCGAGGATATATAGATATATCAGAAGAAGAATACCAGGAAGATGACAATTCTAGTAAGAATTCTCATGCCGGTTTTGAAGATGAGGAGATAACTACTATACGAAAAAAATTCATACGATTAAATGATTAATAGATATCATATATATCGTAAAAAAAATTAGAAAATTGGTAAAAAAAAATGTACATTTGTACCTATTTATTTTTACATTCCGTAAAAAAAACAATTAAATTATGAGCATATTTACCAAAAGAGTAGCATTTAAACCTTTTGAATATCCCGAAGTTTTAAAATTTGTTGACGCCATTAATCATTCATATTGGATTCATACAGAGTTTAATTTTACTTCTGATATACAAGATTTTAATGTTACATTAGACGAAAAAGAAAGAAATATTATTAAGAATACCCTACTTGCTATTTCACAGATTGAAGTATCAGTAAAAACATTTTGGGGTAAGTTGGGAGAAAGATTCCCTAAACCTGAGTTTAACGCTGTAGGCGCCACATTTTCTGAAAGCGAAGTTAGACATGAAAGAGCCTATTCTCACTTGTTAGAAGTGTTAGATTTAAACGGAGATTTTGAATTACTTTTACAAGAACCAGTTATCCAAGGTCGTGTGGACTATTTAAGTAAATATTTGAAGAGAGTTGGAGAAGACGACCATCAAATTTACACCTTAACCTTGGCATTATTTTCTTTATTTATAGAAAATGTTAGCTTATTCAGTCAATTTGCTATCATTAAATCCTTTAACAAGGAAAAAAACATACTAAAAGATATTGATAATGTAGTTCAAGCTACACAAAAAGAAGAAATGCTCCATGCTTTATTGGGGGTGTTTATAATAAACGAGATAAAAAAAGAATATCCGGAATGGTTCGATGAAGATTTTTATAAAAAAATAGAAAGGGCTTGTAAAAAAGCTTATGAAGCCGAAGCAAAAATAATTGATTGGATTTTTGAAAAAGGTGAATTAGATTTTTTAACTAAAGATGTATTAAAAGAATTTATAAAGTATAGATTTAATGAATCTATTGCAATGATAGGTGGTAATAAAGTTTTTAATATAGATGATCAAAAATTGTCGGGGTTACAATGGTTTATTGAAGAAATGTACACGGCAACTAGTACTGATTTTTTTAACAAACGACCTACCAATTATTCGAAGAAAACACAATCAATAACAGTAAACGATTTATTTTAAAATGGGAAATTATAGGTGGTTAAATGAAGCATCACAGGTGTTTCTAGATAGAGATTATTTGTTACCCGGCCAAACGCTGGATGAAAGAGTAGATATCATATGTGCTTCGGCTGAAAAAATATTGAATAAACCCGGTTACGGGGCTAAATTAAAGGCTAATATTGAGAAGGGATGGTATTCACTATCTACCCCAATATGGGCGAATTTTGGGAACTCTAGGGGTCTTCCTATTAGTTGTTTTGGATCTTACATAGGTGATTCTATGGAATCCATTTTACAGACAATTTCTGAGGTAGGCATGATGACAAAAGTTGGAGGCGGCACCTCAGCTTATTTTGGGGAATTGAGACATAGGGGGGCTGCTATAAAAGACAATGGAGAAAGTTCAGGTGCGGTGCATTTTATGCAACCTTTCGATAATTTGATTAATATAATTAGTCAGGGTAAACTCCGTAGAGGGAATTTCGCTTCTTATCTACCGATTGAACATAAAGATATTATGGAACACCTCACCATAAAAAGTGATGGTAGCCCATTACAGGATATTTCTTTTGGTATATCCGTTACTGATAAATGGATGGAAGAAATGATGGCTGGTGATATAGATAAAAGGAAAGTTTGGGCTAAGGTATTACAAACTCGTGCTGAAATAGGTTATCCTTATATTATTTTTATTGATAATATGAACAATTACACTGTAGATGTTTATAAGGATAAAAGTATGAAAATTTATGCTTCAAATCTTTGTACGGAAATTGGTCTGCCTTCTAGTATACTTGAATCTTTTGTCTGTGATCTAGGTTCTTTAAATATTCTTCATTACGATGAATGGAAAGACACGGATGCGGTAGAAATATTTGTATATTTATTAGACGCAGTTTGCACCGATTTTACTAACAAAGCTAAAGATATTCCTTATTTAGAAAGGGCAGTTAGGTTTGCAGAGAGACATCGTGCGATAGGTATCGGGCAACTAGGGTGGCATAGCTACTTACAGAGTAAGATGATTCCTTTCGAGAGCATGGAAGCTAAAATTTTGAACGTGGCGATTGCTAAAAATATAAAAGAGAAGGCGTATGCGGCCAGTGAGAAATTGGCAAAGGAATATGGTGAGCCTGAAGTATTAAAAGGTTACGGTCGTAGGAATACTACCTTACTCGCTATCGCTCCTACCAAATCATCTGCATTTATTTTAGGACAAGTTTCAGAAAATGTTGAACCTCAAATTTCAAATTATTATATTAAAGATTTGGCTAAAATCAAATATACATATAAAAATCCACATTTGTTAAAACTATTGGAAGAAAAAGGTCATAACACCATGGACGTGTGGAATAGTATACTAATGAAAGCCGGTAGTGTCCAACATTTAGATTTTTTGAGTGACCACGAAAAGAAAGTTTTTAGGACTTTTATAGAAATTACTCCTATGGAAATCATAATTCAGGCTTCTCAAAGGCAGAAATATATTGACCAAGCACAATCATTAAACTTGATGATACATCCGTCTATCCCTATAAAAGACGTTAATAGTCTTATCATAGAGGCATGGAAACTTGGAATAAAATCGTTATATTATCAACTTAATGTTAATGCCGCTCAAGAGTTTTCTAGGAACATTTTAGAGTGTTCTAGCTGCGAAGCTTAAAAATAAATTTGGTATTTGGTAAATATTGTTGTATCTTTGTCCTCTAAATAATAATTTATGACAGAGATACAATACATTTTACTAGGATTTGCCTTGACTGCAATATCCTTTATATACGTCCACTATCTTATAGATAGAGTGAAAAAGAGTTTAAAAATACTGGTTGAGGACATGGTCGCCGCATCTATGATTTTAACTTTACTGTTAAAAAGTAAAGAAGTAGAAGAAGATAAAGACAAATAGATATGATTTTTATATTAGCAGTAGTAGCAGTATACGCATTTATACTAATGAGTTCTATAATAGAAGGCGCGACATACATTAAAAATTATTTAAATAAAAGAAAAATGCATCCTATAATTAAAAAATTTTCTAGTTTTATATTAGATTTATTATGTTTATTGATTATAGGTTTATTTTTTGGTATACTACTTATTATAATCTAATGGAAAAAAATTCTCTAGTTATATGTATAAATGACCTTTTTAAAAAAGGTTACGAGTTTCAACATGTAGTGACTCCTATTAAAAATGTTATATATACCGTGAGGGACATAGGGACACATTTATGTGCCGGTGGCACCCTTAGTATATTGTTAGAGGAAATAGATAATAAATTAGACACATCGGGCTTTGAACCAAGTTTTAATGTAAAAAGATTCATTGAGATTCAAAAACCTATTGATGCAAATGAGATAGTAAACAATATTATTAATTTAAACAAATAAAACAAAAATTTTAAAAACAAATTAAATTTATTACAAATGGTAGAATTAAAAAAATTAGCAGACGAGTTAAAAAATACTCACAATATTGATTTACTTTTAGATAATCAAAATCCTGATAGCGTGGCTATGCAGAGAGGCGAAGATGTTCTGTATATGCATACAGAAGGATTTTCAGCTTTACATGGGGGTGTTATTCTTTTTACCGAAGAAGCAGACCCTATTAAGTATACAGCAAATGTTATTGCTGACAATTTCCAAGAGTTTCTAGAAGCAAACCAAACCGAAGAAAAATAAAATAAATGTACCAAAGTGTTTACTACAATTATAAAAATAGAAATGTTTTTATACGCGACGATAATGAAGGATGGTTTAATTTTACTTATAATCCCAAGTATTATAAACTAGACGATAATGGCGAATATACAACACTCGACGGAAAAAAAGTTAAAGAAGTCGATAGAGTTGTTTATGGCGATTTAAATTATTATGAGCAAGACGTAGATAAAACCTTATCGGTATTACTTGAAATCTATAGAGAGGAAGACTCTATTCCAAAAGTCCACAATAGAGTTTTCCTCGACATAGAAACAGTTATGGGAGGCGCCATAAATTTACCTTACTGCATTAGTGCACCTTCCCGTATAACTGCAATTGCTTTGTATGACGAGAATACAAAAAAATATTATGCATTTGTAGAAAATGTGACCGGCAAATCTATATCCTCTCCAAATGATGAGGTTACAATAGTTCCATGTGATAATGAATATGATTTGTTATCGAACTTTCTTGATAAATGGACTCAACTTGACCCAACCATAGTATGTGGATGGAATTCGGATAACTTCGATATACCATATCTATATAATAGAATGAAAAAACTTTTAGGTAGAGAAAAAGCTGATTCTCTATCTCCTATTGGTATTGTAGATTATGATGAAAGAGATAATAAAATGCCTTTTAAAATAGCTGGCGTGAATTGTATGGACTACCTCAGACTATATAAAAAATTTATACCTAGACAGCAACCATCTTATTCATTAAACGATATATGTTTAAAAGAGATCGGTAAAGGTAAAATCTTATACGAAGGTTCTTTAGATAAATTATTTAAAGAAGATATAGATAAATTTATAGAATATAATATTAATGACGTTAGACTTATAGTTGAACTAGATCAAAAAAAGAAATTTTTAGATTTGGCTATAATGATTTGTCATTTAAGTCATGTGCCATATCAATATGTTTACCAATCATCGAAAGTGGTCGAAGGGTGTATTATGACTTATCTAAAAAGAAAGAACATCATTTCTCCTAATAGACCATCTACCAATAACCCCGAATTGAAAAAAGTTTGGGATGACAATTTAGATGATGATGAAGAAGATGAAAAATTTGCGGGAGCATATGTAAAAGATCCAATACCAGGATTGTATAGTTGGAACTTTGATCTAGATATTGAATCGGAGTATCCTTCTGCCGGTATTCTTCTAAATGCGGGTATAGAAACATTTATTTTTAAAATTGTCATAGAAGATAAATTCGATGATAGTTGGAATTTAAAAGAATTGAAATTAAAAGACCCAAATAAAATTGTTCAGATAGAAAAAATAGATGGTACAATTAGAGATATTTCTATTGGGGCATTAATAAAAATTATAGAAAAAAATGATATTTGTATTTCACCAAATGGGGTGGGATTTGACAGCAAAAGTAATTCTGTGCTTGTTGAAGTGATGGTTGAATGGTTTAAAAAAAGAAAAGAATTTAAACAGTTGATGCTTCAATTTGGTAAAGCGGGTGATAAAAAATCCGAAGAATTCTATGATCTTTATCAGCAAGTTATGAAAGTATTTCTTAATAGTATTTATGGTTGCTTAGGGTTACCATCATTTAGATATTCGGATGGTAAAGATTATTTGGCTTCGGCCATAACTGCATGTGGTAGAAAGATAATCATGACTTCGGCTGATATGGCGAACGAAAAGATATGTGCGGAATGCGATACAGATAAAGACTACGTGATAATGAGTGATACAGATAGTTTGTATTTAGAAGCTTGTGATATCTTAAAAAATAGATTCCCTGGGATAGATTTATCGAATGACGCTGAGGTTATCGAAAATCTTAGACCAATAGCAAAGGAATTCTCGGACTATTTGAATAATTTCTATGAACAAGAATTCACTAAATCTTATTTTAACTCCAGTAATAACCGTGTTAAAATAAAATCTGAGACTATAGCAAAGACACTTTACGTTTCTGCTAAGAAACAATATGCTCAATATATAGTTGATAAAGAGGGAATAACAAAAGAAGATTTTGATTTTAAGGGATTGGATGGAATGAAAAGTTCTTTCCCGCCTTTGTATAGAAAATTTTATCAAAAGTTGATTAAAGACATATTATTCAACACCGGTAAAAGTAAAATAGATAAAGATATTTTAGATTTTAGAGAAAAATTTAAAACTCTTTCAATAAATGAAATAGCTAAACCATCGGGTATAAATAAGAATTTAAAAGAATATGTTCTTGCTAAACCTATCAAAGGCACCATATTTTCTAGAATCGCGTCTGGTACGGCAGCGCATATTAAAGCCGCGATACATTATAATGACCTTTTGAAGTTTAAAAACCTAGATAAGATGTATGCCGTGATACAAGTGGGCGATAAAATGAAATGGGTTTACTTGGCAAAAAATCCTTATAATATAGAAGTTTTAGCTATATCTCAATATGATACACCGGAAGAAATATTAAATTATGCTAATAAGTATATAGATAAAGATGCTATGTTTGAAGGCAATTTAGTTAAAAAACTTCAAAAAATATATGATAATTTATCTTGGGGTACTATTAATTTTAATAAAAATGTCAATAAATTTTTTAAATTTATCTAAATTTATTTCTTTTTTGACAAAAAAAGTTGTATATTTGCAATACTATGAATAAAAGTACATTATTACCGGCTATAAAAAAAGTGTTTTTAGACTTGAAAGGGGCCGATGAGTATCATATATTTTGGAATTTAAAGAATAATAAACTTATACTATCTTCTTATGTTGTAGCATTTGGGTCGACCACCGTTTCTACGGTGTGTATAAATAAATTAGAAATGGAAGATAGTTTTTTTATCATACGTGAGCCAAAAAAACTTTTAAATCTGCTCAACATAAAAGAAGAAGAATTGAATATGAAGATAGATAAGAACGTCATAAAGATAAAAGATTCTAATTTTACTTCCACTTTCATCTTATGTGACCCCGATTCGGTATCACAACGTGTACCGGATATAGATGAACCTGGACAATATGATCTGATGGTTAAATTGAACGAAGGTTTTTCTGATAGATTTTTAAAAGCTAAAAAAGCTAATAATTCTGAAATATTTTCTGTTTTGATAGAAAAAGGAATATTAAAATATACCGTAGGTGATGATAATTCCTACAGTAATCAAATCTCATTTACAAGTAATGGTATTTACTTATTTGATATGAGTAAGTTATTATTTTCATCAGATATAATAGAAGAGATTTTTGAAAGAAATAAAGACGCAGAAGGAACCATGGTAATTTTTGCTGACGGATTAATGAAAATAGAATTCGAAGATAGTAAAATTAAATCAAAATATTATTTAATAGCTTTAGACACATTATAAAAAATAAAAAAAAACAAATATGAAATCTTTAGTAGCGTTACATGACAAAATTGTTCTGAAAAAATTAGAATCAGACCAAGAAATGGTAGGAGGTATTATTATACCCGATACAGGAAAAGAAAAATCAAATCATTTTCAAGTTATTTCAGTGGGTGAGGGAATGTATAATCCATACTCTCCAGTTGAAGCATATTTCCCTATGAAATCTAAAGTAGGTGATATTGTAATTGTACCCAAAGCTGTGGTTACAGAAGTAAAAATTGATGGTGAAGAATATTATATATGCCGTGAAGTAGAAATCTTGGCAACTTTAGTGGATTTAAAATAATATGATAGAATGAGTAACGATGATAAACATTTTGCTTTCATTTTAGATGTCCCTAGAAAAGGAGAATTTCTAATGTTTCCGGGCTTTTACGAGGATTTGAAAGAATACATTGATCTTAACTATGACGAACGAACCGATATCTCTCTTTCTGATATAACTACTGCGGGGTGGGGACGTTCTCTTATTGGCCACAAAAATAAAATATTCATATTGAAAACAAATAATAACGAATAATTAAAAAACAAAAAAATGATTAAAACAGAATTTGGTACTAAATTAAAATCTAAATTGTTGAGCGGTATTCAAAAATTAAATGACAGCGTTTCTTCAACTTTAGGTCCATCGGGACGTAATGTAATTATTCATGATGAACTGAATGTTATAAATGTAACTAAAGATGGCGTTACAGTAGCTAAAAATTTTACTAAGCTAGAAGACCCTCTTGAAAATATTGGAGTTCAGATGGTTAAAGAAGTTGCTATTAAATCAGCTGATAAAGCGGGTGATGGTACTACTACTTCAACATTACTTGCTACTGTTATGATACAAGAAGGGATGCGTGTTATAGAACGAGGTAACAACCCAGTTGAGATAAAGAAGGGTATTGATATGGGCGTTAAGGCCGTAATATCTAGACTTAGAGAGTTATCCAATGAAATTACTACAGAAGAACAGATTAAGCAAGTAGCTACGGTATCTGCTAATGGTGATGTCGAGATAGGAAACTTGATAGCTACCGCATTAGAAAAAGTTGGTAATGATGGTGTTGTTGCTATTGAAGAATCTAAAACAGGTGAAACTTCTTTAGAAATTGTAGAAGGTATGATGATAGACCGAGGATATAAATCTCCTTATTTTGTCACCGATAATAACCTGATGCAAGCCATTTTAGAGACACCTAACATTCTTATTTACGACGGACGAATTACTACGTCAGCACAGATAGTACCAATCTTACAAGCGGCACATATACAGAATAAATCGCTACTTGTGATTGCAGAAGATATAGATGGTGAGGCTTTACCTATTATGATTGTGAATAAAGCACAGGGAACTATTAAAGCGGTAGCTGTGAAAGCTCCCGACTTCGGTGATAGAAGAACTGCTATATTGGAAGATATTGCGGTGCTGACTGGCGGTACAGTTCTTTCCGCAAATAAAGGTCATAAGTTAGAGAAAATGGATCCGACTAGTTTGGCAAATGCTTTTGGTAAATGCCGTATGGTAACAGTTTCATCAAAAGATACTACTATCATTGATGGTAAAAACAAAATGGTTATCGCGCAAGTTGGTGTTGATGAAAAGGGTCAACCTGTTATGGGAGAAGTTTCAGCGATAACAGAAAGGTTATCTG